GAGGCAGAAGAGCCTTCAATAGACGAACTAGACCCAATTAAACCGCACTCAGACATGGAAAGCAATGACGCTGGAGAAATTATTGAGGCGGAACTTCCAGCAGTATTAACACCAGACGATGCTATCGTAGTATCTCCATCTGGACCTTTAACCACATAAAAAAATGATACAAGAAATAATAGAATTAGCAAAAGGCAATTTACTTAAAATAACAATAGCCACAATAGGTATTTTATCTATCGTGTTTCACATTCTACCCAAAGGCGAAAAAAAATCTGGATTTTTTGGCTTAATAGGAGACGCAATCAACTTTATAAAAAATATATTTAAAAAATGAAAAAACTGATTACATTACTACTACTTATTGCATCTTCATTCGCTTATGGCGACATAGATGGTTTAGACAAACCATTTGCTAGCGGCGATTTAATTGGCTACGATCTCCACGTAGAATTTAACTTAACAAAGTATGTTGAAGGTTTTGGCTTGTCGGGCAATCAAACAGAAACTAATAAAACATATTATCAAGAGTTTATTGCTACACCGACTAAAGCAGGAAGCTATCTTTTTGATAACTATGCCAGTAGCTTAATTGGTCTTGAAGGTGCAACAACAGATACACAAATATTGATTTATCAAGAACCACCTCAACAGCTTATCATAAGTGCACCTTGGGGATTCAATAATGGAACTGATACTGGTTTTACAGGTGGCGTACCACAAAGCGGCCCATCAGAGGGTGAAGGTGGAACACCAACATTTGTTGGACAACCTGGAGCATTCTATGGCTCATTTGATTTAGAAAAAGATGTAGAGTATACTATTGTGTTTACTTCTTTTGACCATGAAGCCTTTGGTGACATGGATGTAAATATTACAGGGCCTGGTTATATCTCATCTGCAACAATACCCGAACCATCAATCTTCACTCTCATTGCGTGTTGTTTTGCATTCTTGTATGTAGCAATTGGCAGAAGAAATGCATAAGTTTCTTATAGTTTTATTATTAGTAGCATCAACCCTCTACGCAGAAAAGAAGTTTAAACTGACTTCATTCAGTAGAATATTCTACGACGATAATGTTTTTATGAGGGCGGCTGGGACGCCCAACCAAACATCAACTTTTTACTTCAGCCAATCGCTAGGAGTAGAGGGCAAGTTCTTTAGAGACTTAATAAATCTAAAAGCTCAACCAGAAATAAGACACAGAAGCGTTGATAATAAAACATTAATATTTGGTAATATTGGCATGAGAGGTCAATACGAAATAACACCAAAGCTTATTCTTAATTCTACCGATTCATTCTCTCATTTAGAAAGGGAGCCAAGTGACATTGATGACGATCTAGATGTAACTTATTTTATATATAAGAGTTCGTACATGCTAACGTGGAAACCTCGGCATCTCTTAAAACTTAAAGGCGGTTATGAAAACCATATCAAACGTTGGTCAGAAAACCTGCCCGTAGGAGCTGGTGACGAATTAACCAATGGCGACTTCACCAAAGATGCATTTACGTTTGGCGCAGAACAAATTCTTGGCAAGCGTTTTATTCTAGAATTAATAGGCAAGAAATCATTTTTAGATTATAGTGGAGTTCGTGGGGCAATTGATACTGATATGTATTATGCGCAGTTTTCGTATATAATGAACCCATCAACTGTTCTAAAAATAAACTATGGTATAATCGACGCCTTGATAGAAGATCAATATGGCACACTAACTGAATATTCAACTCCCACGTATGGGGCAAATATAACATACTTTACCGAAAAAGGCACAGTGATTTTATTAGGCACCGTGTATGAAGTGCTAGATTCATCTGTAGCATATTGGAACATGAAAGAGAATTTAAAAACATCTCTTATGATGAAATACCCAATCACACCAAAACTTGAAGTAAACGTAATGGGTGCTCATCTTCTTACCTCATACAAAGATATTGGTAATAGGTATAACGCTGGATTAGAACGTGAAGAAGAAGTGTTTATGTCGAGTATAACTTTTTCTTGGAAGTATAACGAGAGTCACTATGCTGAAATTGGTTACCAAGGCCTGCATCTATTGAATAAAGACGCCGACGTATTTAAAAACAAGGCATTTGTTGGATATCGTTGGAATTTTTAATATAAATGAAACGTTCTCTAGGCGATTTAATTCAAATTCTTCTTTGTCTAGTTCTGATGATTCCTATAATTATAGTTCAAGAGTTAAGGTGGTTAATAAAAAAATATAAATAATGCATCTAATTATTTAGTGTAAATAAAAATATGCCAAGAGTATCGATAGATAATCCAGAAAACATAACCCAATTGCATATTACTAGACCTGGAGGCTCAAGACTTCGAGGGACTATGCAGTTAACTAAGTTCACCAACTTAACCGACTTTAGAGTGGTCAATCAAGGCGTCACAGCGTTGGATATGGATATGAGCAATAAGCAGTATCATAAATTTAGAGCTGATCAAAATGCAATTACTGGTTCTATTCCAGTGATAAGTGGACAACTTAATATGCATGCTTTCAATGTACCATTTAATAATTTTACTGGTGACGCACCAGTGCCACCTGCTACGAGTAATTTTAGATATTATGATGTTTCAGACAACAATCTGACTAACCCATCAGCTCCAGATTTTTCTTCGAGCCCTCAGATGAGGGGTATATTCTTGCATAATAGTAATTTTACAGGAACCTGCCCTAATGTAGATTCCAACGTATACTTAGAAGATTTACAACTTGATCGTAATTCTTTTACTGGAGCCATGCCTTCGATTACTAATAATACTGCATTGAAATGGTTTGATACTGCATCAAATAATTTAACTGGAGAAATTGTTTCTACATCGACAAACGTAAGTTTGCTTGAGATGTGGTGCAATTCAAATGATTTAACTGGATCTATTCCAGATTTAGCTAACAATACGAGTCTGCACACATTTTCGTGCTTTGGCAACAATCTAACTGGTTGGGCTGGAACCACTTTACCAGCTTCTCTTAAAAAATTAATAGCAGACGGCAATGATTTTAGTGCTGCTGTTGTAGAGGATTTATTGGCCGCTCTTGTAGCTGCTGGAGCTAATGGTGGGTTTGTCAATGTCGCTAGGAATGGCGGAATGACGGCAGCCGCACTTGCCCATAAAGATACACTTACGGGCGATGCAAGGGGTAATTGGTCTGTACATTACCAATAATAATATGTCACTTACAATAATATGTCACTTACAATAATAGAAAATTTAAACGACTACGATATCGCAGACGAAAAAAAATGGTGGGTATTATACGATATGCCCGCAAAAAAGATTTTGAGTACTCCGACTCAGTGCGTCGGGACAATGGCTTCGATTCACTCTTTGATCCTTTATGATGATCAAGAAGAGTTTGATCTATATTTAGAAGAAAATAATATTTCTTTCGCTTAAGACTCCTTAGAAAAAGTCTCGTAAATAATAAATTCTGGCTGGTTTTGCTTTTCTTTATACTGATTAGGGAAAACCGTGACGGGGTGTTTTTTGCCGTCTATCACTACATAGCCAGCTAGATATTTGCCATTTTTGCCTTCTTTTTTCCAAAAGGCTCCCCGTTGTTTTTCCGTCCATTTGCTCATTATTTAGCATAGTAAAGCTAAATAACATAAATGTCAACCAAAAAATTAATAGGTATGATTTTTAGTGTGATAACCAGCAGAGCTTATCGTGTCTTTTGTACTTCCATCGCCCCAATCAATCTCGATTGGGCCACTTGTAACCACATTAATACTTGCTCTATTACCCCCTGCTGGAGTGCTATAAGTCCAAAATCCATAGCCCCCACCCAGTTCAAGTGTCTCTGGGCGAAATCCAGCATCAATCGGCTCTACGATTTGGTCGGCAAAGCCAAAAGTGTTTAATTTTCTGTTTAACTCTTGTATTATATGCACAAACATAAGGAAATTTTGAGAATCTCCAGTTGGATAAGTATCGTATAAGTCGGTTATTCTATCTTGAAAAGAACCCCCTCCAATGATAGTAGGGTCGAATGTAGATAAAATTTCTCTTCTTAATAAATTTGGGCTTTCTGCCATATATATGTATTACACTCTTTTTGCCTACTTGGATTCGTTAAAATAATGCTCATAATTTACTTTTAAAAGATATTGGCGCTTATAATGATCCCTTATATAAGAGTCATTTGTTTTAAATTCCTCAGTAGACCGAAAAAATATTTGATTATGTTTTTTAAATGATAAAAACTTTTTTCTATCCTCATCTAGTGGTAAAATAGCCTCAGTAGCACCCATTTCTTGGCTTTTTAAAAAAAAATTTTCAAAAAACACTCTAACAGTGTGCATATTGTATCCGCCCAAATCATGATTCCAAAAAAATATATCCATAAAAACTCTTTTTTCATATATATGGCCAAGAGCACCACAAATAAGATGATTTTCGTTTTTTAAAAAAAGACTTAATTTGTCTTCATTAAAGAAGACCTCATCAAAGTTTGATTTAAATTTTTCAAAGTCAAAATTATTAATAATTTTTTTAAATTCTTTTCTTGATAATAAAAAAGGCTCGTGATATCCTGAGTCTTGCGTAAATTCTAGATTTTTCATGTTAATCAAAGTATGGTTTTTTTGCCTTTCATTTATGTAAAATCCTGACGTTGGCCTCTTCCGCTTTTTTGAAATAATTTTTATGATTTACTTTTAAGAGATAATGATTTTTGTACGCTTCGTTGATTAATCGATCGTTTGTCTTGTATTCATGGGTTGTAAAAAACAATTTTTTACAGTATTTTTTAAACGACTCATGTCTAAACCTCGACGTATCTAGGGGCATTATAGTATTATTTATACCTAATAGAGAAGTTTCCTTGAAAAATTTCTCATGAAAAAATCTGACTTCTTCGTTGTTTCTGGGGAACGAAACGTCATTCCAAAAATATATATCTGTTAGGATGCAATCTTCAAATATGTACGAAAGGTTACCGCATAATATAATATCATTTTTCTTCAAAAAAAGTTTATAATAACTATCGCCCCCGTGAAACAGTTCTTCGAAGTTATCTTTGAAGTCATATTGATTAAAATTTTTAATAATTTTTTTAAATTGTGTTCTGGCTATTTTATAAACCTCGGCTGAATTTGCCTCATGAAAAAATTCATATTTGTTCTCGTCCATTTTGTTTTTTTGATATATAAAAAAATGTTTAATTCTGCGTTATATAATATATAATAAAACAAGCAAACCAAGTGTAAAGATAAATATGGCAGGAGGAATAAATGAAAAAGTAGCAAGTGAGGCTATGTCTCTCGAGCCTAGTCAAATATTAGAGTTTTATTTGATATATTATGCTTGGCCAGGTGATACAAGTAGTGTATTAGCTTTATGCCCCACTACAGCTGGTATGCAACGCGGTACGCTGACAGCAGACAGAATCGTATGGCAAAGTCAAGAATACATATCTTATCCCATGGAGGTTAGTGGTTTTGAAGTAAAAGGAGATAATAGTCTTCCTCGACCAAGAATAAAAGTATCAAATATAAACTTTGCCATATCAAAATATTTAAAAGTACATAATAACTTAATTGGTTGTAAGGTAATAAGAAAAAGGACTTTTGCTAGATTTTTAGACGATTTAAATTTTCCAGGAGGAAAAAATCCATATTTTGATGTAACTACTCAAAATAGCGAAGCTTCTGCTACTTCTTATTTGCCAGATCAAACCTATTATATAAATAGAAGAATAGCAGAAACAAAAGATATTGTAGAACTAGAACTATCTACTGTTTTTGAATTAGATAATACTTATCTGCCAAACAGAAATGTTTACGCAAAATACTGTACATGGATATATAGAGGATGCGGATGCCTTTATGCTGGCGCCCCCCTAAAATCAGCAAATGATAGTGATTTTAAGGATTCTAGTGATGCTACGGTTCCAGTTGGAGCCTTTAAAGGCAAATGGAGTAATCTTACCACATACAGCAAAGGACAATGGGTATACATAGAGACTGCTGGCCATGATATCTCTGACGATGATTCAGAAAGCTCTGTAAATGGGGCTTCAATCAGGCCTTTACGAACCATGTATGTTTTAGTCGATTCTAGCGCAAACGGAAATGAAGATTTCCCACCAATATCTAAAAAATGGCAAAAAGACGAATGTTCAAAGAAAATATCAGCCTGCAAACTAAGATTTGGAAAAACTGGCTTAAGATTTGGAGGATTTCCAGGAACTCATGCATACCAACCCAAAAACAGATAATTTTAAAAAAGATTTAATTGAATACGCCAATACGGACTTAGGAAAAGAAGTTTGCGGTTTTGTTCTATATAAAGACGGTGAATTAATTTTTAAGGCCGCCAAAAATCATTCAAATGATGATGATGTGTTTTTAATTAATCCAGCGGATTTTTTGAAAGTTAAACTAAATGGCGATTTGTTGGCTATATTCCACACTCATGTAAGCGGAAGAGAGGAGCCATCTGAATACGATATAGAAAATTCAAAAAACTGTCTTTATCCGTTCTTAATATACTCTTTGGTCACAGAGAGGTTTGCTTTATTTGATATGCCCAATTTCCAAAGATCAGAAAAAGGTGTAATAATGTTAAAGGAGTTTTTGGATGATTAATGTAACTATACACGGAGAATTTGGAGAAATTTATGGTAAAAATCATAAATTTAAAGTTAATAGGCTTTTGGAGATTACTAACGCATTAGAAGCGAATAATCCAGGAGTTAAAAATTATTTGATTTCTAAATTTAAAGAAGGCTTAGGTTACGCTTTTATAGACCCCAAAAACCCAAATAAAGAGTGGAAAACAGCGGAAGCTTTAGCTGCAGCTAGAGCTCCTAAAGAAATACACATTGTTCCAACTATAAGTGGAGCATTTCTTTTTAGTTTGATTGCGGCGTTTGTAGGGTTTGCAGTTACCGCTGCTGCTACAATAGGAACATTTTTAGCAGGTGGTGGATTTTTAGCAAATTTAGCAATTGGAGTCTTAATTCAAGGTGTGATGTCTTTATTATTTCCAGTTGAGACCCCAAAGCCACAAACGTCAGAAAGTAAAATTGACATGTCTAGCTATATTTTCAGTAATTTAGAAAACAATGCTGTTCAGGGTTTTCCTATACCATTATTATATGGAGAGCTTCGTGTTGGCTCTAATATCATTTCGACAAATATCACTAGTGAAGATTTAGGATAATGGGTTTTTACAAAAGCATATTTAATAACAAGTTAATTATTGCTGGTAGGAGTAAAGGAGCTAAACCTTCTTATCTATTACCTCCAAGTGCAGCTAACGCTAAGCAGGGTTATCAAATATATGAATCGATAGATTTAATATGCGAAGGTGAAGTAGAAGGTTTAGTTGGTCAACACGGAAAAACTTTAATTGGCACGAGAGCTAAAAAACCTTTTAACCAAGAACACCTTACCGTTGGGAGTTCATCATCTGCAGGTGATTTACCTATTGATCAAGGAATTTATTATAATGACACACCGCTGAGGGATTCTAATAATAATTCAACCCATTCTAAATATGATATTGAATTTAAGTCAGGAAGAATTTTACAAGGCAAATGTAATGTTGTAAAAACGCCAACTAAATTAACAAAATTATCAGGTCCAATTAAAGGGCCGTATGATATGAATGCAATCCAAAATGGCGCTAGGAATGGATATGGAAGTAGAGACGTAAGATACGAAGGAACGAGCGCGAGAGACTTTGTAAATTGGCAAAGATATGTGCCAAAGGAAAGGGCCGCAAAACCATATAGATATACAAATTATGATAAAGATATAGATCTAGTGGACGTGGGCTTGCAAATAGATGGTTTAAGTGACACAGTATCTAAATCTAGTAAACAAGAAAATGAAGCGGGCAGGAGCAGAATGGGGCAGCCCCTGGCAATATCAATAAGATTTAAGGTTATAGTTGGGAAATCGGATAAAAATGGAACAATAACAACCCAAAATGCCCAGTTTACAGTTAGGCCAGGAAAAGGTAAAACGGTTGGAAGGGCAACTGGAAGGTTCACAGTCAGTGGAATTATTACGTCTCCGTATACATTAACTTTAGAAAATCTTCCTTTACCAGTTCTAGGCGAAACAGATTTATATAATTTTGTAGAAATAAGTAAGCTAGATCATGAGACAATTTCTAATCTAGTTACAAGAGATGGTGGCGTGAATGCAATAACAGAAAAATATAACGACACTTATTACTACCCTGGAAGTTGTTATATAGCTACAATTATAGATTCTCAATATTATCAAAATATCCCAGCAAGAACTTATAGAGTTAAAGGTAAAAAAATAAAAATACCCTCTAATTATAATCCAACAAATGCTGACGGAACAGATAGAAGATTTTCTAGTGATGGCACTACAAGTGGCAACGTTATTTACGCAGCATCTCCTGGGTTACAGATTGGTCAATGGGATGGGACTTTTAAATATGCTTGGTCTGATAATCCAGCTTGGATATATTATGACCTTTTAACTAATAGAAGGTACGGCTTAGGAAATTATCTACGAGATATAGATATAATAGATAAATGGACTCTATATGAAATAGGTATGTATTGCGATGCAGTGACAATGCACGACGGAAGTAAAGCTACCAACGTAGCGGGAGGGGCTGGTATATTTATTGGATTAGACGATGGATTTGGCGGACTTGAGCCTAGATTTAGTTGCAATATATTAATGAAAGATCAGACTGACGCTTTTGATGCTATTCAAAATCTAGCTAGATCATTTAGGGCAATGACGTATTTTAATAATTCTTGCGTTTCAATTAGGGTAGATAGGCCATACTTTTTTGAAGACTTTAATAATACCAGTACAACAGCGCCAAAAGAAAATAAATTTCCACCTCATTTGATTTTTAATAATTTGAACGTTAAAGATGGAATGTTTTCGTATGCAGATGTAGATAGGCAAACAAAGCTATCGGCTGTAGAAGTTTCTTTTATAGATAAAAGAAATAATTTTACAGCGCAGACAGAGTATGTAGAGGATGCTGAAGCTATAAAAACCGTAGGATTAAATTTTAAACAGATAGAAGGCATCGGAGTAACCTCAAAAGCTCAAGCTCATAGACTGGGAAAATACATTTTGTTTGAATCGCAAAATACCACAGAAACAGTATCTTTTGGTGCTGGATTCGAAGCTCTTTTGATGCAGCCAGGAGATATTATAAAGATCGACGATGAAATGAGAAATTTTACTCGAAACTACGGGACAGTTTTGGGGGCAAGTGGGACTACTAATTATAGCAATCCAGATGGAACTACAAGTAATATAGGGCAAGGGCCTTCGGCTATAATAGTCGAGCCAGCAATAGGCAGTGATTTAACCGATTATGTAACTGGAGGAAACATACATATATATAATCCGATAGGTAAGTCTGGAATTGAAGATTTTTACAATAACCCATCTTCAGATAATAGCTTGTATAGAGAAATACATAATCCACAAGTAATGTCTTTAAAAATAAAAGATACTAATCCTGGTGAGACAAATGTTAGTTATGAAATTATAGATAGTGGTGTCGCTATATTTATAACTGGAGCAGATACTCCTGGAAATACAAGTAGTCAATGGTATTCAGAAAAAGATGCAAATATAAAACATGGGTCAGTATATAACATTGATGCGAGTGGTAGAGATCCAAGATATTATAGAGTATTAAATATATCAGAAGATAAAGATGCAGGATTTAATGTATCAGCTACAATACATCATACTGGAAAATTTAAATTTGTAGAAGAAAATACATCTTTTGATTTAGATGGAAGCTCATTTCAACCTAACCTTTCCGTAACAGAAGTACAAAGACCTGACTTACCATCAAATGTTACAACGAGTTTTTCAAACGGTGTTGGTAGCAGTAAAAATTTAAATGTGTCAATTTTTGACCCAAGTAACGCAGCAAAATCACCAGATAAGTATATAGTTATTTTAGAAGAGCCTAATTCAAACACTGTTGTTAGTGAACATTTTAGGAGCAATAGTAATCCAACAAACATTGTATTGAGTGGAGATTCTAAAATAGATCAAGTAGGAGATTACGCAATAAGTGTATTCTCGCAAAACATCACGCCAACCGTAGCCAGAACAACTTCGGCGTTTCTTGTCGAGTTCACAACTTCACTATCAACTTTTGGCTTTACAGTAAATCAAGACGCTTTTACTGAATATTCAAACATTTTTATAGACACGGCCTTTTCTTCTACATTTAATAACAGCGCTGAAACTGGGCATGCTGTAAATTCTTTTTTTGAAAATGATCCTTTAATAAACGCTACGGTAAATTTAGAATATGAGGATATATTTGGAAATGCTGGACCTAGCGTACAAGCTGATGTAAATGAACAGATTATAAATATTTATGATACTCAAGACAATTTAAAATCAGGTAACTTTAAACAATTGACAACCGAGGGCTCTTTCGAAATATTAAATTCGCAAATTGATGAAATGTTTGGATATACTGGAGAAGGTAAATATAGAATACCTCCAAGTCTAAATATTGAAGTAAATAGTTTTGAGATACTTGGCGCTTACGGAGCTAATTTACAAGTTAATTTTGATGCGACATTTTCAGAGGCCCCCGCTTTGTTTATTCAACAAAAAGCCACTGGTTTATTTACAGATGTTTATAAGCCAGAAGGAAGAATTTCTACAGAGAATACAAGATTTACAGTTAGACCAAATTCTGACGCAATTAATAATGGTGATTATACATACCTAGCTTCTCAGACTGGAAGATATGTTGTTGATGGTAAAAATATAGAAATTGATTTTGTAAGTAAAAATGATAATACAGGCTATCAACCTGTATTGTTTTCTCAAGCATTTGCCGCAGCTCCTACTATTATTATACAATTGCAACAACCGCATATCCAAGCATCACCTCATGATACTTCTCAAACCTGTGTAACTGGAGTATCCCATACTGGATTTCACTTCGCCGCTTTTCAGGAAAACAATGTTGCAGCAGGCTCAACTGGTAAATATGCTTATATAGCCGTAGATAAATCAGCATTTAACAATACGTACGATACAGATTTACCTGTAAATGTAATAAATTATGCGGGTAGTGAAAATGAAAATTTCTCTTTTCAATCAGACTCTATTTTAGATCAGTTTAATAAATCAAATCCCTCAACTACAAACAATACATTTACTCACGATCAATATGCGGTTTTCTGTCAAAGATCTGGAGAAGATGATAATCTAAAGGAAAAATATTTTGTAGTCACCGAAACTGGCGATCAAAATAAACTTCACCAACAAATGTTGGCAAGTGGTCTTGATATTGGTATAAGAGCCAACCAAACCAATGGATCAGATAATCATATTTTTGTAACTGGAAGTGGGTTAAATGTAGGAACTGGTGATTTCACAATGGAAGCTTGGGTAAAATTTGACCCAGGTCTTGATGGAAAGCAATATTTATTAGAATCTCATAAAAATGGAACTGGAATAGCTTGGTTCCAATCTGGAGATGGAAAAAATTATATTAATTTAAATGGAGTAGACCATTTAGCCATTACTGGTAATGGAGGAGTTTCTTTAAATGATGGCAATTTGCATAATCTTCAGGTCCAGGTAACTCGCCAGCTGTATTCAGAGGGACTAATAGATGGTGACAATCAACATGTTAATCAAGACGTAACTCAACACTCTACTGGATTTACAATACAAGGGGTTGGAAGTGGAATGCCACAAAATACAGGAGATTTTGATGGAACGTATACTGGAGATGGAAATTTATATCAAAACACCGTATCAAGTGGTTTAAGGGTAAGAACGACTGGATCTAACAACACTTGGATACTTGTTGATGACGATCCTTCCATTGATTACATAAATACTCCAATAGCTTGGTCGGGGGGAGAAAACATAGTCCATCCTCATCTTGTCACGCCATATGGTGCGGCTTCAACTTCATGGTCTGGAGGAGCTTTTTATACTGGATTTACCATGGACCCAGGTATAGGAAGTGGAATGGTAAATAATACAGGCAGCTTTGATGGCACATATACTGGAGGAACCAATTTGTATCAACACACAACAACATCTGGATTGAGGTTGAAACAAACTGGATCTAATAATACTTGGGTCTTCTGCGATGATGATCCAAATAATACTTACTTTACTGGATTTGAAATAGATGGCATTGGTAGCGGAATGGTAGATAATCCAAATAGCTTTGACGGAACGTATACTGGAGGCGCTGATTTATTTATAAATACAAGTAACTTTGGATTAAGAGTTAAAAAGAGTGGTTCTAATAATACTTGGATTTTTGTTGATGAAGATTTAGCCAACACCTATTCTCATAATAGAATTGCTTGGTCTGGTGGAGAAAATGTAAACTTTCCAGGAAATGTTACTGCATGGACGGGCGGAGCTACAATTCAAGACGGGACAATAACAGATAGTACTAGTCCACTCAATAGATTTTCAGGACTACTTTCGCATAACAGAATCGCTTGGTCAGGAGGCCAAAATGAAAATTACCCATGGGAGGTAACTGCTTGGACTGGAGGAGAAACAATATTAAATGGCACAATAACAAATAGCACCAGCCCTCTTGATTTATTTACTTCACTATTAGCATCTTCACATCCTGGAAGTAATGCTCCAACATTTGATAATTTTCTTCTTGAGACCTTTGATGCAGAGACGGGTTTTAAAATACTAGGTAATTCAGAATTAAATGGAGAAGCTTTAACTAGTGGTTATATAATTGATTATATTGCATTACTAAGTGGTAGGACTTCTTCAGTGAGTCATTATACATTTCCATCTACTTTTCAGAGTGCATTTGTAGACTCGCCCAGTGCAAAATTTATATTAGATGTTAACGCATCGCAGGTGAACCGTCCGCAACCAGCTCTTGAAGATATTTCTACCGATAACACGTCGACTGTGAGTTTGGTCGGAGATGTAGAAAGGTCTCAATCAATAATAAACAGAAGTTTAACTTCTAATTTTAACTTTTTACAAGTAGGAGTAACAGGAGAATTATGATATTTAATGAAACACTTATAGGAAGACATCCAGCAGAGTCTGGTTATATAGTAGAATGCTTGGTCAAAGGAAGCGAATTAATTGATCCAAACGTAGGCTTTGTTAGCGGCTCTGGCAGACTTGAAATAGAATTTCCTAAATTCGCCGTTTCTAATTTGACATTTGAAGGAAAAAATCTTTTAACGGAACCCGCTAGCTCTATGGACGCTATAGAGCAAATAGTTGATTTTGTAAATATACAAGCGACCTTTTCTGGAGATTTAGATACAATCGGAGACACACTTGGTACCCAAAATGTAAAAAATGCGGATGTTTATACTGGGTCAGATAGAAATTTTTCAGTAGATTTAATTAATCATTCAAATAGAATACTTCAATTTCCTATGCAATTAAGCCCTGGAGAAATTACTTTTCCAATCCAAGTTAGTAGAAATGATCTAACAGGATTTAATGGAGTGCCTGATGCAACAAAACTTAATCAAAATATATATTACAAGGTTGTGCCTACTGACTACTTAACCTTTGGAACAGCAAGCGCTGCCGTAAGTGGAGAAATGTTTGATGGTTTTCCTGATGCTAACTTATTTTCAAGCCCATTCACAATATCTAGAACTAATGCGAATGATTTATTTGTAGATCGAGAAGGTATTTTAATGGGCATTGCTACCCCAAATCTTGTAATAGAAATTGACAATACACCGCCCAACGATTTTGCTGGAGATTTTATATTCAGAACAAATTGTAACTTAACAATCACTGGAATAAGCGGGGCTACAATAACAACTTCTTTACCAGAGGAAGACTTTCCACTAGTCGACAATGCAATCGTAACTTCAGGATCAGAAGATACAGAATTTACTATCGAATCCAAGGGTGGACTTGGCGGGAGAAGTTTTAATCTGAGATAATAATAAAGTATTATAGCTCTTTTAAATACATACTTTCAACATGTTTGTATTTTTTTCGAATATATAATTTTTTTAATTTGTCTGGCATTGAGTTTTCTAAATGGGCCATAACTATTCTTTTGCATCCTATAGATTTTGCATAAGACTCAAATTTATTAAGAAGTTTTAATCCAGCGCCCCTATGTTCTTTATCTACATACCAAAAAGCTTCGGTACAAGTGAGAGCACCGTCTTCAAGAGATAAGCTTGTTAAGAAGCCTAAAGCTCCAATAATTTTTTTTTCATCTTCTAAAGCAAATATTTTACCTTTTTTAGATTTAATTAAATCTTTCCAAAGTGGAATCCAATTTTTTCGAACGCCATCTAAATCTTTTTTATATGGCAATATTTGATAAAAATTTTCTAAAACAATTCTTAGTTCTAGTAATTCAGATTCTGTTTTCACTTCAAAAATCATAAAAGTTTTAAAAGCTTCCGACACTCTTTGGCGGGAACATCTTTGTAATCCGACCACTCTTTGATAACTTCTGGATCATTAGTATATGCACCAGTCTTATACCATGCTCTAAGGCATCCTTTAAATGAATTGAAGTCTGTACCTGCTTTTTCTTTTAAGATCCCTTGTGGGCTAATGTCCTTCGCTCCAGAGGATGATGGAGGTGGCACTATAGGAGATTTGTTCTTAGAGGAATCAATCTCGTCAGCTCCAACAATGTGAATACCAAGAAAGTTACGAACAGTGCGTACAAATGCACGATTTTCTGCAATACATTCTAAAAACTTAGCAGCAAATCCATTTGTATTATGTGTTGTAGCATTGGCTATAGAACTAAAGGTTTGAGTGTGTCCGTAAGAGCCTTCATAATTTTCTATCCAATTTATCATGCATTGAACAACAACGCGGCTATCCGAAGACTCCGTAATGTCATAAGTTACATTGTGAAATCCACGAAGCTTCGCAAGCTCCTTAATTCCGCCGAGCTTAATCAAAAGCTGATTGTCTTCAAGCCCCTCAATAGAATCTGGAACTGGCATTTTGCGCATTTCGAAGTGATCCTTGTTTGGATATAGATGTTCTGGGCTAATCATGGCTCGCCAGTTGACTGATCCATCTTGGTTAAATTCATAATCAACAGACTCTAAAAGTCCGTCTTTATTGCGTTGCCACAAATCTGGGCCATATAATTTACTCTTCGACATATAGGTATAAGCTTTCTATTTCTAATTTTGAGACTTCATCATAAACAAATTTATTAGAATTGTCAAGCGTTTTAGAAGAAAACTGTGAATTAAATAAATTTCCATCTGATATAAATCTTTTTTTAGAAATGAATTTGCACTCCTTGTCTGGAATATTAGTTGGTTCAGTATTGTTTTTTTGGATGACATTGTTATCAAAATAATTAACACAGACATCGGGAAAGATTTCTTTATCTTGGACCTGGATAACAAAGTTTATTCTATTATTTTTTAATTTTTTAATAAAATTTGTGAGGTCTAACTCTTTATGTTTGTTATGATAGTTGAATACCACTTGTTTTAAATTCGTACAAGCATCAATCATCTCGTCATCAATAATCTGATCTAGAAAAAGATTTACATTTGAATGTCTGCACCAATTAATAATATTCTGTTTGTCAAAATGAATATCTGATTTAATGTTTATATTTTTATTTATTAAATCTTTATACGCAGAGAAAAAGTTAGGTACAATGTCTACAATATCTTGATTGTAGGCAGAGCCAATTCTTATGGTTTTAAATTTTATTTTTTCTTCAATGTTTAATTTATCTAAAACCGATTGTACGATATTTTCTGGCAATATTTCATTAATTCTTTTTTTAGCCTCCTGTGAAGAAAACGAGGGCTTAATTAAAGAGAAATCTGGGGTAATAATTTTACAATATTTGTGATTTATATTGTTAGAATATAGATTAGGCAAAAGACAAACAGATGGCTTTTCATAAATATCTGCAGTTAGCATAAAATGATTTGCGCTTCCTAAATATAATTCAGAGTTTTTAATTAAAAAATTATTTTGCTTAACAGTTTGATTTTTATTATCAAATATTTCTAAACCTCTTATTTTATGTTTTTTAAAAATTGGATTTAATAAAGACAGAACAATTTCCCAATGGTCATATTGATTAACTTGATCTGGGTCATCCTTAAAGAATGTTATATATTTTTCTTCTGGAATCGGGCAAAAATGATCTGTAATTTTGGCCTTACCACCTATTTTGACGCCAAGATCTTTGGCATAAACTTCTGTTATACTACTCATATAATTTATACTGTGTTTTATCTAATCCGTTATGATGATAATTTTGAAATTTTTGAGTTCCATAAAAAGGGAAAAACGCTAATTCAAAAAGGCCCTCGTTATTTCCAGCACCTTCCAGGGCATGGGAATTGTCTATTTGCGGAGAATATGTTAAAACCTTATGAACTTTGGGATTGTCTTCTATATAAGGAAAGAAGGTGGGCATAGTAAAGACATAAATGTCATGATCTTCATAAAGATCTTGCAGATTGTCAATTAAGGAGTTAATAGCCAATAAATCGCCAGCCGATTGGGGCATAACAATAGCTATCCGCTTACCCTCATCTAACAAATCTTTTAAATCTATACTTTTCTCGTCTTTATCCCAATCAAAATTGTAATCTATATCGGGCATTTCGTCTATAATTTTCTCTAGTTTTTTACCGACCGACTCTGTAGAATAGTTTTCAATAGTCCACTCTCTTCCTTTTTTGCCCATTTGAAGCCTTTTTTCTGGCTTCATATTATAAACTTTTTTAAGTTGTTTGGCTATGCTAGATGGGTAAGTTGAAGCTTTAATAAATTGAGTTCCTGGCTCTCTGTACTCTGACCAATCAAGCGGGAAGCTTCCACATTCGGAACTAGAAGAATCTTCTCCGCAAGAATAATTTGTGACTAATGTTATAAGCTCAGTCATTTTTGCTTCAAAGATTGGTATTTCCATACCGCCGCTAGTAAATGGATGACAATAAACATCCATAATGTTATAAATTTCATTTAACTGAGATTCATCTACTCCATTTTTAGTATTTGTAGTACTAAAAGTCTTTTCGGAGCCACAAAATGGGCAAGTTTGTTCTTGTCCACAAAAGGGAGCTATGCCATAACTTTTACAAGAAGAGCAAAAATAAGTAGTTAGAATATCTTCATTGTTTATACCTTTTTCTTTTAAAAGTCTTGGTATGTCCCAACCTTCACTCCAATGCGTATGCAATAATAATTTAGCTTTAGGACAATCTTTTTTAAATACTTTAAAGCCTTCAAGTAAATTAGGTACGCTTTTTCTTAGTTGGTTTCTAAATACGAAGCCAATAATAAATTCATCGGAAAGATTAAACTTGCTTCTTATTTTTCTCTTATCGAGATCGCTAATTTTATAAAAGTCTTCTGTGTTTACTGTTCCGTGCAAAGTATTTACATGATCGTGGCCCAATTCTTTCATATCTCTTTCTGCAAAAGATGCCCAGACGTAAAAGTTTTTAGTTTTAGGTGCCGCTTCTAAGGCTTGAGGGAGTATTGGCTGACTGTCGAGGGTCGTCCAAATCATATTATTGATTTTATCCCACCAAGGTTTTTCCCAATAATTTCCAAAAGCCCAAATGTCTTCACACCCTATGTAAATATCTGGTTTATATTCTTTTATGGCCTGATCAATAGTAAATGCTCCATATAACCCCATCCTAGACTTGGACTGATCGGAATTCATTTCTCTTACTAGGGAAGGATTGTTGGGCAAAGAGCCCTGAGCCTTCCAAGGCCTTAATGAAAGAGATGGGTGACCCCATTGCATACCATTTGCTAATTCAATAATTTCGTATTTATTGGTCTTATATAAATAACGTAAAATATTTTTTGCATTTTTACCAAATCCAGTAAAAGCCTTGGCTGAATTAGAATGGAAAAGAACTTTTTTCATTAATAATTGAAGTATTTAAATAAGAAAAGATCGAATAAGCCTTTTAGAGTTCTAGCTTCTGATAGCTCAACTCCCATTCCGAATTTTAGAGTAGAGTTTTTAACTACACTAAAAGAAAAAGCTTTTTGTCCATTTTTTTTTGTGTAAGGCTTGAAAGATATTTGAGTTTTATCTTCGTTATAACTATGATAAGCGGAGAAATCTGTATAATTTTCAATTGCGTTCAGCATTCCGCCTATTTCATTTTCCCCTAACTTAAAATAAATATTTTTTTCTGGGTCTTTGGCGTTCGCACTAAAAGATCCTGTCCTTTTTTGATTATTCCAGCTAGCTTGTTTAATTGATTGAACCAGGAATGAAGGTTTCTGGCTGTTACCCTCTTTATCTTTTTCAACAATCTTGAAAGAAAACGCACATCCAGAGTTGGAAGAATTTGGCTTATAAATATCGTATTGCTTGTGACTCATGCAAGATTATAATATGATCATTGCAATATTCTATTATTTTATACAGCCTAATCTTCAGCTTGATATTCTTCTATTCCTTGATTTGAATATTCATCTGTATCTTCTTCATCTTCTTCAATTGCCCCAGCTATTTTATTTAATTCGTCGATGTCGTAAGTTTTAACACTTGTAATACAAGTGTAAAATAATTTATCTAAACCTTCAACATGATCAGAAAAATATTTTTGAACTGTCGGTCTAAGGTTATTATATAAATCAGTACAGCTCGTCAAATTCTCTAATTTATAAAAGGCTCCATAAGCGTTAAAATGAAAAAGTACCTTATGTAATATATCTTGAAAAAGCAAAAGCTGATTTGTTTCTTTTTTTTCTTCATAATTTTTTAAAAATTCTTCATAAGAAAGGTGATTAACTAATCTAGAATTAGAGTGGTATTTTGTTAAAAAAGAACTGACCTTTTTAGCTGATTTAAAAAGGTTTAGATTATTAACGACTTTTAGAAGGCTGTAATAAATATCTGCTTTATGAGAGTTTTCAAAATTAATAAACTTTATATATTCTGATTGATATAAAATATTACTTTTTTTTAAATTAGAGTGGCACAGCACAGTTATATCTTCCGAATATTTTTCTTCAAAAACTCGTTTAAGTCTTGAAAAAATATGTTTAAGATTATCTATGTCTAAATCTATTAATTTTTCAAAAATAGATTTTTCTTTTTCACCTACAGCTTCAATAGTTTCTAAAATTGATTCGTTTTCAATAAGTTTATCTTCAAAAGACATCATATCTGAAGAATCTGATTCATGCACAAAATCTAAATTACACACAAGAGTTCCTAAATTATGTAAAAGTTCATCTATGCCAAAAAAATCAAAATTTTCGCCATTTTCCCAACTACAAAGCATAAATTCAATTTTAGAGTCTTCGTCGTTTGTATAATTTATAACTTCGGGTGATATTAAATCACTTACAGAATCTAAAGCTTTTTTTTCAGTAGAAAGTTTTTTATTGTCTGGATCTAAACTGATTTTTAATAAATATTTTTTATTATCGGATAAAAAAGAATAGCTTTCATAAAAAAAATTTGAATTAACTAATTCAATTGTGCTTTCGGCTTGTTCTATATCTGGGAGTATATTTTCAAGGTACGATTTAATCAACTCTTGTTCGAATTCTGATATTTCCGCATCTCTTTGGTCGGGCCTAATGTCCACCGAAAAATAATTATTGAGATATATTTCTTTCCCTTTGATAGCCATAGATTATATTACACAAAAAAGGCGGTATTTCTACCGCCCTAGTTGATTAGATACTGACTGTACCCATTTTGAGTCCAGTTAGACTGGTTTTAGCGAACTTCCGCCTAATACCAGCATTTCGGTCATGAATAACCACATAACTAGGAGTCTCATTAACAAACTGAGCGTTGTAACTAGCTCCGTCCTTTGTCCGAAGGCCAAAGAATCGACCCCCGCTTTGCTTCATTGTTTTTACGATACGATTTGTTTTTCTCATAATAAATTATTAAAATCCTATTTTACCTGATAATGGAACATTTTTACCACTTCTAATATTTTCTTTAGAAGTATTTAATTTATATGCAAATATATCATATATTAATTCAATGTCAACAGGAAAAACCTTGTTTTCGAGACTTTTTCCCCATTTTTCTATGATTTTAGAGTAGGCCTTCTGGAACTTAGCGTGTTGCGGGCTTTCTTGAAATTCAGAATCCATTAACTTGCTCTCCATATTTTTAGCTTTTTGAGGGCGAACGAAATTTATTTTTTTGCTCCTAGCGCCAGACTCATCTAAGATATCAAAAGCCTTGTCTGGAAATTTTTTATTTGTTAAATAAATATCACAAAGATCTATTATTTTAGCAAGCACATCTTCTTTATACTCAACTTGATGAAATTTTTCATAAGATTTTTTTGCGACTTTAATTAATTCAAAAGTTTCTTCTTTGGTTGGCTCTTTAATATCAATTTTTTCAAAACGACGATTTAAGGCAGAATCTTTTTTAAAAAATCTTTCGTATTCTTCTTTAGTGGTAGCCCCAACACATGAAATATCGCCCCTAGATAGAGCTGGCTTCATTATATTCGCAAAATCTAAGCCACCGCCATCTGATCCGCCCCCAGCACCAATTATATTGTGTATTTCGTCAATAAAAAGAATATAATGATTATCTGATGATAGCTGGTCTAGAATTTTTTTTAGTTTCTCTTCCATCTGTCCTCGGTATATCGTACCAGCAAGAACCGAAGCCAAGTCTAACGAGAGTATTTTTTTATGCAAGAGTAAATCTGGACATTGTCTTTTTAATATTTTTTCAGCCATGCCCTCTACAATAGCAGTTTTGCCAACCCCAGCCTCTCCTACTAAAATTACATTGCTTTTATTTTTTTTTAAAAGAACTTCAAAGATTCTATCTATTTCTTCATCTCTACCAAAAATTTCAAAGTCCCCTCTTTCGCTTATTTTTTCATTTAAGTCTTCGCACCAATCTGAAATGTCAGATATAGGCTCGTTGTTCGGCTTTTTATTTGATTGATGTGATACCACTAGGTCTTTTGGTATTCCATTTTTTATAGTATTTTTTAGATCCTTGTTAATTTTTTCTAAATCGATATCAAGGGAAAGCAGAAAATCGCATATCTCTTCTCGAGTACTGAGTATGATTAATAGCATATGGTCTATGCCTACAAATTCGTCCTTTAATTTCGAAGATAACTTAAGGGAGTCTTCTAAAATATTTTGTATTTCTTTAGAATATATTTTATGTTTTCGCTTAGGCTCTTTGTAGCAAGCTAGGGCATACTCAATACTTTTTTTAATCCCTTCTTTAACAATTCCATTTGAGCTAAATACGTAATCTATATTATTGTGATTAAAATTTAATATCGAAAGTGTAAGATGCAAATCTATTACTTTTAAATGACCAAATGTTTCAGCCACAAACTCGGAATCCTTTAAAGCTTTTTTAGCTGAGGGCGTTAAATTAAATTTAGATAAATCCATTAGTTTATTTCTGATAATTTTGTATAAATTTTCTCATCAAGGATTGTAAGCTTTTCTCCAAAGATGACGTCGTCTCCCTTGCTACCATAAACAAAAACTATTTCTCCTTCTTTGGGTTTTTTGCCACCATTGTTTAGGTAGTTATCTAACGTGGAAGACCTTCTATTATTCATAAGCATAAAATTAACCTTACCAAAATCATCTTGAACTTCAGCCCTCATGTACTTATTGCCGTTTCTGCTTGTTCTAGAAATGCAATCTGTAACTACCCCCACAAACTTAACTCTATCATGGTCAGCTATGGATTTCATTTCTAAGCTATTATAAAGATTGCCAGAGTTTTTAAAAACTTTTTTAATTTCTGTAGAGTGGCTGTATCCTAAATACTTTCTCTCAAAAAACCAATTGGCAAACTCAAGGTGGTTCTTGTTTTTTTCGTATATATCCTTATAACCTTTATACTTCTTTTTAAATGTTTGGAAGCGTGACGGCTTCATGATTGGCCTTCCATCGTCAGCTATTAAAGAATCCTTTACGATTGATTGTATAGTATTCAGAACGTCATATTTATACTCTTCTCCTATTTGGATAACATTTCTTTTTTCCCTATCCGTAAGTATGTTAAACGACTGAGCCTCTAAGACCAAGCGACAACGATTAGGTGAAGAAGAGCTCGTTTCACAGAAAGAGTCCATTGTGCCACCTTGAATCAATCCAGAAAGAACCCCAATGTTAATCCCTGACTGTTTTGCGTTGGTGAAGATATCATACTTGTTTTGATTGGTCTCTTGAGCTTTTCTAAAATCAACTAAGTTCTCTAGTGTTTTTTCTGAAACGCCTTTAACACTGTTGACGCCATATCTAATGTTGCGACCTTCAATGCCAAAGTTAATGTCTGACTTTGATAAATCTGGTGGTAGAAGTTTTATATTAAACTGGCACAACTCTTGACTAATGAGAGCTATTTCTGCATGAGAATCTGGCTCGTGCTTTGTCATTTTAAGCAAAGATAAAAAGAACTCTTGCGGATGCTTGAACTTTAAGTAAGTCGTAATTGCTGCTAGAATCGCATAACTTATTGAGTGAGACTTATTGAAAGAGTAGTTTGCTGAGTCTTCTGCGACCTTCCAGAGAACTTCGCCAACTTCTTTATCTAAATTTCTTTCTTCGATCTTTTCTTCAATCTTGGCTTTCCAAGCTGGCATTTGATCTACTTTTTTCTTGCCAACTATACGACGTAATTGTTCCGCTTCATCGAGAGTGAACCCGACTTTTACAGCCATTTTCATCAACTGTTCTTGGTATAGTGGAATACCGCCAGTATAAGATAAGACGTCGTCAAAGTATTCATTAACAGACTGAAAGCTGCCCGTTGATCTATACTCAGCATAAGTATCCAAGTAGTCAAGTGCGCCAGGACGAGCAATGGCAACAACAGCTGATAGCTCTTCCAGGCTTCTAGGAGAGACTTTTTTACAGACTTTAAAGTTTGTATCCGCTTCAATCTGGAATAAACCTTTTGGTGCCTCAATGAATTTGAAGTTTTCATATATTTCTGGGAGTCCAACATCTATATCTTCGATATTTATACCTAACTGCTTGCAAGTATCACTTACTACAGAAAGGGTTCTAAGTCCAAGTATATCAAACTTGACAGTCAAAGAGGCAACGTCGTTCATGTCATAGGCGGATATTAAGTCGCCGTCGTTTGTTTTTTGCATCGGCATAATCTCTTCAATATCGTAGAAACTAATGGCGATGCCAGATGGGTGAACTCCTGTATTTTTGTTTAATCCTTCTAATTTTTTTGCAATTTTGTATATTTTTGTGTTTTTATCCGCAAATTCTTTGAATTTGTCGCTCTCTTCTAGTGCTTGGTCTAGTTTAGCTACCTTGCCAAACTGCTTGGGGATGAGTGAACTTATCTGATTTACTTCATCTTCAGACATCTCTCCAACTATTTTACCGCACTCCTTTACACACAATTTACTGCTTAAAGTATTGAGAGTCAGAATTTTACAAGTTCTACCTTTGTGCTGTTGTTCAATATATTTTATAACTTCTTGGCGACGATCATAAGAAATATCGTTATCTACGTCAGCAAGTAGAGACCCATCAAGGTAGGTAATGCCATCTACAATAGTCTTCTTTGCTCGGCTTTTAGAGACGAAACGCTCAAAGAAAAGGTCATATTTGATTGGGTCTACATTAGTGACGCGCAACAGATAAAGAACTAAAGAGCCAGCAGCAGATCCTCGACCTGGGCCAGTTGGTATCTCATTTTCATGACAAAAATTTAAAACATCCCAATTCAAAAGAATATAATCGATAAATCCTAGCTCTTTTAAAATGGAAAGCTCCATTTTAACGCGATCGTAGTATTCCTTTTTGTTATCTAGCTTGTCAATGCCTCTCTGTTGTACTCCACGGAGGCACAATGCCCTCAGAAGGTCGTAGTTGGAAGATTTAGGGTCTAGATCAAGCTGATAATAGACGCGCCTTTCTACCTCAATTTCTGGCAACCGAACGCCTGGAGGCATCGGACGTTCGAGAGCATTTAAATTTCTAATTCCCATAATTGTTTTTGAAATATTTCAAAGTTCTTTTCTATATCGTACAAAGCATCATGTAGCTTTTTTTCGTCAAAGTCAATATCATAATGCTCCAATAGGAACTTTTGACTTGATTTTAGGCCTCTTTCTCTGTAATTAAGGTATCTTAACTGCCAAGCTAAGAAATCTTCCTTGTCTGGATTTTTACTGTCTTTAGCGATAGCTGTAGCAATTGCCTTGGTATCGAAGCATCGCTTGGCAAAAGAATAATCTATTTTTACATTTAAATTACGAGCAATAACCCCGAGCATGTATAAGTCGTAGCCAAGAATATTCTGGCCGACAACAATAACGTCATCTTGACTTATTAAATCCATAAACTCCTTGAAGACTACAGCTGGATCTTCTGCTTTAGAAAGATAGTCTTTGTTACTGAATCCAGTAATTCTTGCAGCATCCTCTGAGACATTAAGTTCTTCCCATTTTAAGAATCTGTTTTGTTTTTTTGTAATTTTTTTACCAGTAGCTTCGATCCAAGCTAACTGCCAAGGCTTAGATGAGACAAGGTTGAGACCTTCAGTCTCAGTATCAAAGATAACATATTTCTGATCAAATTTAAATCTCAATAAATCTTCCATTATTTCTCCTCCTTCCATGCTTCTATGCAAAAACGATCACTGCCAAAATGGTCAAGTCGTGGATTAGATAAGCTAGCTTGTCGACCAGGCTGACGATTGCAAATGCACTTGTATGTTTGAAAAGCGCTAACGTCTTCGACATTTTCGTAATAAACTGATTTTGCTAACTCAACATATTCTTCGACCTTACCAAAAGTATTAGTAATATAATCTATAATTTTTTCTTCAAGAATCATGTCGAACGGCAAACTATTTCTTTCTATGAAGAAAGTAATATCGGAAGGCAAGTCAATTATGCAGTTTGAAAATGAAGTCAAATTTTTATGCAAGAAGGAATCGTAAAAAGGGACAGCATACTGTATATTTTTAGTAAATTGCCAGGGACTTGTAATCTTCCTGTCGAAGCTTTGCGTATAGAGGGAATATAACTCTTTGGCGCCTACATCACCATTTGGAAACGCAATTATCTTGCTCTCGGAATCATCACTTAAATCTTCGTTATAAATAGAAAAACGAAAACCAAACTTTAACTTATCTCCAAAAGTACGGAAGGCTTCTGGGAAACCAGCCATCGTGTCTTCGACTAAGAAAATCTCTTCTATGTTTTCGTCTGTGCAGATTCTATCTATATCATTGATACGAAGAATACTGCGACCTATGGAAAAATGAGTCTTAAATAAAGGTATCATACATAACAATGTATATACTATTATCTATTTGTCAAGTGTTTTGGGCAACCTTCGTAATATTTTATTTCGTGACTCCCTTGGTCTGGAACCATCTCTTTTTTAAAATCATCTTGGAAACAAGAAGAGTGAAACTCGCCGTCTTTGTCAAAAATAGTAACATACCAAAAATCGAACTTATATGGGCAGTGCCACATAACGCTTCCGTCTTTTTTTAGTTGGCCTTTTTCTTTAGCAAAGCCGCATTGGAGCCTACCTCCAAAAGAGCCATCGTCTGGAAATCCTTTATCTATGGCGAAGTTCGATACGGCATCTTTTTCGTCAAAGTTTTCTAGGTAGTCTTGAATTGATTTAAGTTGTAACTCAAAACCCTCTAGATCATCTTCGTCAATTGACTTCATTTTCATAAGGCCATTCTTTTTTAAATTAAATTTTAAAAATAAGAATTCAGATGTTCTATTAACGTATTCTGGAAATAGAGTTTTTACCGCAAGGGAATACATATAATCTTGGAGGTTGTCTTCCTTTTCTTTTCCCTCAAACATTTTTTTGCTGGTTTTGTAGTCACGGATAATCGCAATCTTTTTATCTTTATACAAAAACAATTGATCAATAAACCCACGTATGTGATAACCGTTTTGTTCTATATCAAAATCTAACTCAGCGTGAGCTTCATCTGGTATGCCCAAATCTTCTCCATGGAAATTACAGCTAAGTCCATTAAGAATCATTTCTTTAATTAGATTCATATTATCATCATCTGTAACGCCAAGCTCTGTCGCATCTGACATAATTAAATCTTCAACAGCTTTAGAAGCGAATGGGTCTTTTGCTTTTACAACTTTATTAAAATGAGTCTTGGTTTTTTGTTTAGACAAAAACTCAAAAACGTTGTGACATACCGTGCCTCGACGAGCTCCGTCGTTATTTGTATCTGGCAGTTTTTGTTTATACTTGTTCCAGTATATCCAACTGCACGATTGTGCCGTTTTGATACGACTTGCTGATAATTTAACTTCCATTTAAAATTTTAATTAATTTTTTGCAATGACCATTTTTTTTCAATTGCTCGTATTTATTGATTTGTTTAACAATATACTTTTGGAAAGAATCTTTTCCTAAGCCCCACTTGTCTTTGCGTTCATGCCATTGTCTAAAATTCTCTAGCATTCCTGTATCACGCTCTAGCATTTCACCAAAGTCATTACAAATAGGAGGATTGATCTTTATTAAAGGTAAATCAAAAACAGTTGACAGCTTGGATGCAATTTTGATAGAGGCTAATGCTCCAGTGTTTACATCTTTGTTATTGTCGTTATTTGTAGCGATAATAATTCTTTTTAAGTCAAATGTATTGAGATAGGAAATCATCTTAGCAGAAATGTCTAGCCCAGCTAGCATTAACACATTGCTGTGTCCAGCTTCGTAAAGAGCCATGCAGTCTCCAATACTTTCTACCAGTATTACTTCTTCTTTTTCTTCTATGCTTTTATGCGAAAGATGATGAGGGTAAATCCAATTAGTTTTGCGACCCATATGTTTCCACTTGGGGATATTGTCGCCATCTGTAATACTGCGACCAGAAAAACCATGTATTTGATTATCTAAATCATAAATAGGAAAAACAATTCTACGATACATTTTACCGCCACCAGCATAACCACATTTAAATTTATCTTGGATTTTAGAAGAGATGCCTCTTTTTTCATAGAAGGTCTTCATTGGCAAAAGTTTATCTAGATAGGATTCGGGATATATTTTTTCCATTTCTATTTTATCTTCTTTGAGTTTGGGTTTATATTGTTGATCTGAGCCATCGATCAAATATTCTTTAAGCGTCTTGGGGTCATTTGTATTTAGTGTTTCCTGCACTAAAGCAGAAAAGGGTTTGGCTTGACCGTCTGTGCCAAAATCTTTCCAAACGCCACTGTCTTTATAGATAATAACAGAAGTATTTGTTTTTCCATTTCTATATATAGCACGAGTTCTCCAATGGCTTCCACAATCTTGAAGAGGGTATCCTAATTTATCTAATGATTCTCTATAGGTCATCAAAAGAAGGGATTTCATTAGAAGAAGATTCGTTTAAATCTCCTCCAGTATTTCTAAAGTTTACGATGTCTCGTAAGTCTCCACACTCTGTGATGTTAAAGTTTCTAAAAGATAGATTAATAAAATTCTTACGAAGATTGTCGTCAACTTGGACTGGCTCAACTGCACCTGCGATGTCTTTACCTAGGTGTCTAGACTTTACATTTATAAGTTTATGTGTGCCAAACTGATTACCCTCTTCTGCAACCTCGTCGTTTGTTTTCTGGCGCAAGATAAACATATGAGAACAAAACTGAGTTATTCGGTCAGAGAGTGAAACAATAGATTCGTCATCTATAATATTTGCACTCTGACGATTGGTTGTAATCCCGCTTCGATTCGACTGTACTGATGTGATCATTGGAATTACTGGATTACCTTCTTCTAGTATTTCTTTTTGGATACACTTCTTGAACTTATCAACCATTTCTCCAACTGTTTGCCATTCGCTTTTATTTCCGCCGTTTTCTGAAGATGTTTTAATATAGTCAAAAGAAAATACCATCTTGTTCCCTCGACCGACCTTTGAATAATAAAAACGTTTTAACGTATTAATCATAGAGTCAACATCCATACCACCGACATTGTAGTAATAAAACTGAAGTTTTTTAACCTTACTCCAAACGGAACGAACTTTAGACACAACCTCTGGACCAGCCTGTCTCCACTTGCCGCTTTCTAATAAGTGTGATGGGACTCCAGAGATAGAAGCGCATTGTCGAATAATTAATTCTTCCTTACTCATCTCTCCGTTATCGAAGTGTAAAACTGGGACATCATACTTGGATGAAACTTGAGTAGCATAATGCATGCAAAACTGCGTCTTACCTACGCCAGAACGCGCAACTATAACCGTGATATTTCCTGGACGTAAAAGAGACCCGTATATTTCATTAATTTTTGGGTGCGGGCCCATCATGCCAAACTCGTCGATTGGGTTATTGCCACGATCCTCAATGAAATCTTCCATTTCCTCGTAAATATTTGATGGAACATCGTCGCCAACTTCAAATAAATTGATCTTATCATTATATATCTGATCAGCATTTTCAATAATCTTTAAATAAGAAGTATCTGTAGATACGCTCTTCATTGATTCAGCAATATTGTTAGCCGTCTTTGTAATCTCTCTGCGAACGCTGTATTTTTTAAGCTCTTTAATTGATGACTCAATTTTTTCTTCTGAGTTTATCCTTCTCATTGAAAGGGATCTTACATAGTCAACTAAAGAAATATCCTCTTCAAACTTTATTCCTAAGTCTTTGATTCTTTGGACCAATACTATATCATCGATATTCTCGTCTTTCTGGCAAGCTCTTTTTATGACTGCAAAAATTGTTTTGTGCAGCAGCGAACCATCATAGAAATCTGACTCACCAATCAGATGCATAAAGTTTATAAGTGTATTTGGTTTCTGTATAAAAGCGGCCAAAACCTGCTTTTCAATTTCAAGACTATATATCATATGTAGTCCATACTACATAAAACAAATAACTTGTCAAGCATTATTCTGACTCTTGGCCTACTTCGTAACTATTTTGAGTGTACTCTTCTAAATAATTCTCTAAGGACTTTATTAAGCCAGATTCCGTAATTTGGGATTCACAGTTTGTATAAACGACTGGAGTCCCCTCTTCATTGCAGTACGCTATTATAAACCCCTTGTAGGACTCTGCTCCACCTGTAAGTTCATATAATTGCGTTAGAATTTTGGGGGGCAACTCAAAATTTTTAAATTTAGGTTTAGATTCCATCTGTACTGTTTTACACTACCCCAAAAGGTTTGCGAAAAAATCTTCTGATAATTCGTCGTCTGGATAAATTTCTATTAATTTTATGTCATTCATCTCGCAGAACTCTATTTTTTTATTGTCTCTGCGTATTTGACGAACAAAATTAGCCCTTGTCTTATGAAAATGTTTTACAAACCGTAAATGTTGGGCCCCTTGTACTTCAATAGCTATTTTTCTGTTATGATTGTAGAAATCTAAGGATAATTGGGTTCCTATAACCCTAAATTCCTCGTATACGGCATCATATTTCCAATACTTATATAAGTATTTTCTTACTTCTGCTTGAAATTTACTACGACATTTGCCATTCCACTTAATTTTGTACTTATGTGGATTCCTAAGCGGCTTCTCTTTGCCATATAAGGTTAAAAATTTCAAACTAATTCGCCAATATTAGATTTAAAATAATTAATTAAAAACTTAGAAAGCTCTTCGTTTTCTTCCACCATCTTAAATAAATTAGCTTCTCCTTGGACTTTTTCTGGTAAATCTTGTACAACATCCTGTACAAGCTCTTTTAGCTCTTCTCCAATAGTGATCCAAGCGCCCTTTTTGGTGACAAACTCCCACATGTATAATAAGTCGACAAGCTCCTTCTCTACCCAAACGGACTTGCCTCCAGTCCTACCGTATCTAATGGGGTAGGGAATTGTGTTATTTGTCTTCTCATTTGGGGACTTCTTAATGGTAGCTTTTGCCCAGTGGCCAATAATTGGATTGGTTTTGGGATCTGGTTGCTTTTTTGCTGGGTCTTGTAAAATCATATCAGACTTGAATCTAGGCTCAAACTCGATGATATAGTTAGCAAAGTGCAAAAGTGCGTTACCACCCGTTGCTGACGTCTGACGTATCGGAGCTTTGGAGTAGGGGTCTAGTTTGATGTCTGCCCTCACCTGGCTAATGAAGATGGCCATATGACCCCTTTTTGCAAGAGAGATAGACATTCTCTTCATAAAGTTGGCTGCGATGACCGCACCGCCAGCTACTTTGTTGGAATCGTAAAAGGATTTATCTATATCTTGCTGTGAGATTAGGCCATCTACTGAGTCTAATATAAAGCAGTAGCGGTGCTTATCTTCGTTTTGGTCGACTAGGGTCTTGATTGCATCAACTACAACCTCATAAATATTGCTTTCAAAAACGAAGCAGGTGCCTGCAACCCAGTCTTTTGCATCATACACAAACTTGACTCCAGAACGAGCCACCATCTCATTTGAAAGACGACCTTCTGCCTTAATGTAGAAACCTTTGCCTTGTTCCTGTGTATTTAACATATTTTTCATAACCTCGAGAGCTGCTGAAGTTTTACCGCCCTCATTCATACCTACAAACCTGTGTAATCCTGGCCCAAAGCCACCGTTAAGGTTTAGGTCTAGTTGGAGAGATCCGCTTGATGCCTTGTAATCAATCGACTCTTCGAAGTTATAATGCTGTCCCTTTTTGTCTTTAAGAAACTTTTCTAATATTTCTGAATCTTTATCGCTCATTTAAATAAATCTTTTGTATTTTTTGGTTTATTATCACTGGGAATATAATCTTTTCCAGTTTTTTCTCCTAAAACAATAGTCTCATACTTAGATAAGTCAACTTTAAAGTTAAAATTGCGCCATTTTCTATCCATTGTCGATTTAAGTTCTTTAGATACTAAGTAAGCTAAGCTGTCGTATTTCTTTGGAAAAGTAACAATTTCCAAAAAGTCTAGAGAATATCTAGCTTCTAGATCTTTCAATAGCTTCATTTCCCTAGCCCAAAACAATCTTTTTTGGGTTTTAGGGACTTCGATTAGCTTTTGGATTGCTAGCTGTCGCCTTCTATGTGGCGTTAATTTCTTTAAAGTCATGTTCGCACATTCTGCATACCAATGATTTAAAGTCAACCTTTTTCTTCCAGCCTAATTCTTTTTCTGCCTCAGAAGGGTCTCCAAGAAGCAAATCAACCTCTGCTGGGCGATAAAAATTAGGATTTACTTTCATTAGAGTAATATCTGCGAGGACTTCTCCTCTTAGTTTGTAAACTTCATCAACTCCTTCGCCAGACCAATAACCTTCTAAGCCAGCATTATCAAAAGCAAGCTCAACAAACTCTCTAACGCTGTGAGTTTCTCCAGAAGCAAGTAGATAATCCTTCGGGCTTTCTTCGTTTAACATTAGCCAAACCGCTTCTACAAAGTCTTCTGCATGACTCCAGTCTCTCTTAGCGTCTACATTACCAAGTTCGAGAGGTTCAAAATCGTCATTTCCTTGTTGTATAGATTTCGCGATTCGTGCTACATTTTTTGTTATTTTTCGAGTTACAAATTCTTCACCACGACGTTCTGATTCATGATTAAAAAGATAACCTTGGATTGCAAATAAGTTATAAGAATCTCTCCAAACCTTAACTATCTGCCTAGCGGCAACTTTAGATGCTCCATATGGGCTTCTTGGTCTTGGCGGGTGGTTTAAGTCTTGTGGGCTATATGCTACATCGCCAAATTCTTCTGAAGATCCTGCGTTATAATAACGACACTTTGGACAAATTTTACGAATAGCTTCAAGCTGTCGCATGACACCAAGAGCGTTCGTATCAAAATGATTAACTGGCATGTGCCAACTGCCGCCAACAAAAGAATTAGCTGCAAAATTTATAAAATAATCTGGTTTAATGTCTTGAATTATAGCAAAAATGCTATGCTCATCACCCAAGTCCATTTCGATAAATTCAAACCTGTCTGAGTCAACATGTTCAATGTTTCTATGATTTGGAACACTGAGTCTACGAATTGCCCCGTAGATTTTATAATCAGTATTTGCTAAAAGATAGTCAACCATATAGGATCCAACTTGACCCGTTACTCCTGTAATTATTACTTTTTTCATATTAAATAAGTCTTTGTTTCATATAGTAATTTGTTGGATGTAATATTTCTAGTTCTTTATCTAAAAATATTTTACCACCATTTGAAATAATTTTAGAACATATTCCTTTGAAGGCTTGATCATCAAAACTTATATCTTTAACATCAGCGGTCCTAAACAGACAAGAGGAGCCAACAGCATTCATTTCAATATATCTTTCTTTTGTGAGCGCATATTCTATATTGTATGGGGGGTTGTTTGTCCAGGTAGAAGTGTTTTTGTTTTCATATGCCCATGTGTCATAAAAATATTTATAGCCCTTTGAAAGTTTGCCATTACTGTCACATTTGAAGTTGCCGTTTTCCGACATATCGGCATCAAAAAATATAACTGGGGAAATTGCCGAAATGCTTTTATCAGATTCCATTTTTTCAACCAACTGATTTATTGTATCTTTTTGTGGAAAAATTAAATCTGACTCTGTCCATAAAATATACTCTGAATTAAAATTCTTGGCAAAAGAAAAAAGCAAATTAGCCAAAAAACCGAGAGCATTAATTCTTTCTGAGGATGAGACAGACCTTACTTCCCCTAGGTTTAAACTATCACTTAATTTTAAAAAATGAACATTCTCGTATTTTTTTTGATTAGCTCTAATGTGTTTTTCTGTATCGTCGGCAGAATTGTTTTCTAAAACACTTATAGATATATCAAAGTTTTCGCTTAAATTCTGTTTTTGCGTGTCCATGGTTTCAAAAAACTTATTAACTTGATCTGTTTGAATTCCGTGCCAAGAGACGGAATCCTTGAAAAGAGAACATACTGCTATATTTTTCATATTGTGTGATTAATTGTTTAAATAAGGCCTGGTAAAATAAAAACTTTTATCAGACTCTGATGTTTTTATAAAATTAAATTTTTTGTATAGGTTTACTGCTTGTATATTAAATCTATGCACTGATAATTTTAAATTTATTTTATTTTTATCGGCATATTCAGTTAAGTACTCCATCATTTTCTTTCCGTAACCCTTACCAACTTCCGAGCCTACGACACAAATACCCAACCAAACAGTATCGCCATCCTTGTCTAAATGGCCATAAGCTACTGGACTGTTCTTAACATAACCCAAGGCTGTAAGTGTGTGATTATCTAATGCGTCGAAACATCTTGATTTAAAATAAGTAAAAGTATCAGATGATATTGATAAATTATCCACAAAGATTTTTAAATCTTTATTTTGTTTATTTATATTCCTGACAATCATTTTCATAAATTAATTTTTTTTGAAAAATAAAATTCTGGTTGTTTAAATTTGTTTTTTTCACGGACTCTTTATTTATTTGAAGTTTTCCATTACTAAAAAAACAATTGTTGTAAGAGTAAAAATCCTGACTATATCCAGCATCTAGAATAATTTTTTGCCTGGACTTCCAATCATATCCACACTCAACGCATAATACGTCTGGCCAACTATCCTGATCTAAACTTGAAAAAATATTATTTAATATAATATCTTCATGGCCTTCGACATCTAATATAAGAATGTTGATTTTTTTTATCTGGAGTTTATCAAGGAGAGTCTTATATGATATTGTATTAATCTTTACTGTATCAACTATTCTTATATCTTCAAGATGTTTGGCGTTATGACCTATGCTAGAATTACCAGGAATGTTAGTTACCTTAAGTTCAGCTTCACCGTCTTTATCTGATAAAGCTAAGTTTAGACAATTATCTGTATCTAGGTTTAACTTATTAAATAAGTCTTTGTCGGGCTCTAAATACCAACAGTTATGCTTACCTCTAAGGCTTTTTGTTTCTGAGCCATCATAAGCGCCACATTCTAAGATGTGTATACCGTCCAAATCTAAGACATAATTGTTAATTAGTGTTTTAGATATTTTTTCCATTAGAATCCTTTACTAATTCGCATATTTTCTCAATCTGGCTATCTTTTAATTCAGGATATGACGGAAGCATAATTACCCTAGAGCTTAAATCACCAGCTACGCGATGAACCTCCTCAGACAGATAAGGATTCATGGAGTTTACGGGGTAGAACATTGGCCTTGTGTCTACTCCATTTTTATTTAAAACATTTTTAATATTATCTTTTTTCTTGGAATATATAGCAAACATCCAATTGGCGTGTTTTGAATTTTCAGTAGTTTTTTGAATTTTAAATGAATCCTGACCAACAAGAGATTCTAGATTTTTTTTATAACAATTAAAGACTCTATCTTTTTCGGACATAATTTCTTGAATCCTCAACATTTGACTATAGCCCAAAGCTGCTTGTATATTCGTCATTCTGTAATTGTACCCTATGTCTCCGTGACGATATGTTGAGTCTTGGGCTTGGCCCCTTAAATACTTGGCTTTTTGAAAGATTGTTTTGTCGTTAGTTGTCAACATTCCGCCCTCTCCTGTTGTAAGATTTTTATTGCCAAAAAAGCTAAACGCCCCACAGCTACCTAGGGTACCAGTTTTTTTTTCATTCAAAGAGGCTCCTATAGATTCACAAGCATCTTCTATACATAGAATATTGTTTTCTTCACACCAGTCATATATTTCTTGATCACAGGGGTTACCAAGCATATGAACCAGAAAAACAGCTTTTGTTTTTTCTGTTTTTTTCTTTTTTATTTCATTAAGAGATATGTTCCAAGTATCTTTATCTACATCAGCAATTACGGGTACTGCGCCGCAATATTTAACTGAATTTGGACAAGCAATAAAAGTTGATGCTGGTACTATGACCTCGTCTCCGCTTTTAATACCACTACTCAATAAAGATAAATGACAAGCAGAGGTACCGTTATTCAATGCTACAGAATATTTGCATTCAATAAATTCACTAAATTTATCTTCAAATAAATTTATATATTTACCAATAGAAGAAAACCACCCTGAGTCTATGGCATCTTGCAGTATATTTTTTTCTGTTTTAGTTATCCAGGGTTTATAAATTGGTATTTTCATTTCTTATATCTAAACCATAGTATAACCATGATTATAGCTGATAATAAGCTCAAACAATAATTTATCAACCACCAAAAATCAAAGCCTACCCTTAGTATAGTGTAAGATATAGCGGACACGTATCCGACAATAGAAAGAATAAAGAGAGAGATGCTAACATCTTCTACTTTTTTTGTTTTTACGCTTTTAATTATTTGCGGCCAAATGCAAGTACTAAAGCATATTGTATATACCAAACCTAAGAATTGTTCCATTAGGATTTATTTTAAACTGCCTCGGTCTTTTTTCCACTCAACTCGGTATCCAGTTACCCAAGTTAATAAAGCCCTTTCAAATCCTATGTCTTTGCCAGCTTTTTCTGACTCAATCCATTTATGTTTTAAGATCTCTTCTCTTTCCGCCAAAAATTCTTGGTATAATGTGGAACCAGTGGCAAAGTGACCAGTCATTCTATTCTTTTTCTTGAATAGTTGGAGCTTCAGCTAATTTAGGATCTATAAGAAGAAGTGAGGCATCAGATTCAAGTTCTTCAGACCCTTCTACTTTTTTACCAGCTCTCCATTGTTTACAAGACCAATATCGTGCTTTATATTTGGGGCCAGGATTTGTATCGCATTGATGTCTAGCTCTAAATGATTTACGACGCTCTGGGTCGTCTCTTTTAATTTCCATGTTTGGATCGCCAAAGGTTACCTTAACAACGTTACCTTTTTCGTTTTTAACATAAACTCCAAACTTTTTTTTCGAACCGCTTGGAAGTCTAAATGGTTTATTTAAAGTTTTTTTTTCTTTAGCTTCTAATATAAAATCTTGGGATGCATCTCCCTCTAACATTTCTGTTGGAGTTGCACCTGCGCCTAATAAATCAATTCTAGCTAAAGCGAATTGTACATTTGAAATATCTCTAGCTTCTGAGAAATCTCCTGGACTCCACTCACTAAATACGTCTGCTAAGTTAAGGAGTTCTTCTTCTGAAGCTTTTGCTACATCTTGATCTGCTGCTCTATAAGATTTCTTTACCTTACCGCCGCGAACCATCTTTAGAAACATATTTACTCTAGCCATCGCCCAGCTTCCTCTGGTTTGGCCTGGTCTATGTGAAGTGGAAAAGGCTCCCGCACCCCTACGATATATTTTTTTCAACATTCCTAAAGTTACCTTTTTGGAGTGTTTTTCGTTGTGCTTTTTTACTTTGTTTTTGAGAGCTGTTGTGACTTTTTCACTAAAGGTAATTGCGCCAGCAGCGGAACCAGGCTCATTTACAGAAGAGCCCTTCTTTCTTTCTTCTGGTTTAGCTGGGGTTTGAGCGGCACTTTTAGGTCCTGCTCTGCCAGCTTGAAGTTCTTCTGAAAAATCTAGTTCCATGATATATAGTATTACACTTTTTTTAAAAAATTTTAACCCCAGAGTTTATATACTATAGCAGCAGCTACGGTCGTCAATAATCCACTAATAAAAACCCAAGTAACTTTATTAAAACCACTCATAAAAGCTTTTGTTTCAGCTACGGATTTTTCCATATCCATCATCCTTGAGTTCATGTCCTCTATTTTTTTGAACAGTACGTCAGTTAAAGTACCTAGCTGAATTAACTTTTCTTCGGCTCTGGCTATAGAGATAATGGCATCTGATAATTTATCAACCTTCTCTTCTATTCGGGTTAGTCTATCTTGGTTTTCGGACATAAATTTTTTTAACTAGTAATTGTAGTTAAATTTGCAACATTTTGAAAATCTGAAGACAAATTTAAGATTTGATACCTAATCTTAATGTAATGTGCTCCGCCTGGTTTTGCGGCGGTATTTGAAGTTGTTATTTCATTTGTCGCTGGTGATTTTAACAACAAGGCTCTATTAGGCAAAACTCTAAAATCATCATCTGGTTCTCCAGCCCATATAAAATCGCCAGGCTCTGAATTAAGTATATTTCTTGGAAGTCCAGCCATTGCATAAAATTGTTCATTAGAAGCATATGTAGTATCGCTGTGTATACCAACATTATAACATGCTTCGCTGCCTTGATCGAAGCCTCCAGCGCCCACGCCTTTATTTCCATTGTGGTCTACATAAAAGCAAATGTCGTGGACGCGAATTGCCTTGCCAGCACCAGGAGTAGCAATAAGGGTTTTGGGAGATGCATTTAAGTTTAAGAAGCCATCTCCACTAATTTTAAAAGTTTGTACTCTAAGGTCTTCACATATTTTGCCTCCAGTTCCTACTGCTAAAGTATATTGAGCTCCATTTTCTGCACCATCTTTACCAAAGAATGTCCCTTGACCATAAGCTCCAATTTTAACTGAATAATTAGTGCTATCGTCATCAACAAAAAGCTTGCCAGTAGAAACATTAAGTTTGTTGCTTCTTATAATTCCAGTTGTCGCAATCTCGCCTGAAACGTTTAGGTTTCCAAAAATATCTGTATTTGGAGTAATTTCTAGCTTTTCTGTATGGTCGGCGCCTATTGAGACTTTGCCATCTGTAACAGTTTGACCTGCGACTTGAAGAGCTTTGCCTCCATTTAGAAATAAATTACCACCCGTTGAGCCATTACCAGCTGTCATGCCTGCATCTATTCTGATATCGTTTCCTGCTACCGACCCGCCTAGCGCAGTTCCCGTGCCTGGGGCAGTAATTTCTGGCTGAATATCGCCAGCGTTTAAACTTATAGATCCATCAACTACAACGCCATCAGATCTAATATCAAGCATTTGATTGTCATAACCAATCTTAATTGTAGAAGCGTCTCTGTTATAAACATTTTTGCCAATTGAAATACAATCGGCATCAGTTTCACAACCTGGGCCAATTTGATACTGTTTATATTCACCAACATTATTTGCGTTAAAATTAAATAAGTTGTCTCCTAAGGTATCATCGTGAATGCCGTCTATACTTCCTTTATGTATTGACCAATTAGTGTTACCAAATGCAGAAAACGGAGAAATATCTATTGTATCAACCCTTCGGCCATATGCTATTATAGCACTATTACCGTCTCCGTCTGGATCTGGATCAAGAACATAACCGCCTTGTTTTATCTCTAAACCGTCAGACCCATCAATACTGGCCCTGCCGTCGGTAATTATCATTAGCGTTTCGTTTTTTTTGAGTCCGTGATCAGATGTCCAGGTGGCTTTTACTGTATTGTTTCTTAGTCTATTTGGGGTAAAATTTGTATTGGCATAATGTTGAAAATCGGATTTGTTGTTATTTTGAACTAGTGTATCTGTGCCAATAGATTGAAGAGTAACAAAATCAAAACTTAGAGCAGTTTGATTAGTTCCTAATGGAACTTCACTAGTTGTTTTATAGTTACCTCCATACAGTTCGACGTTAATTGTATTTGTAGTTGAGCTTACAATTATACCAAAAAGCCCAGCTGCTACAATTGGCCCTTCAAAAGATTGTCCAAATATCATTCTTATGGTATCTCCGTCAGAAAACGAATGGCCGTTTAGGGTGATAACTATTTCTTCGGATTTTCTACTTGGACTTGTGTTAGATCTAAAAGGGAATTGAAAGTCTGACTGACGATTAGATGAATTTTGTAAAGCAGAGACATCTAATGTGGCACTACTAGTATCTACGTTGGACGTGCTGATTTTTCTAGCTACCCTATGCCAAGCCCAAAAAGCCGCGTTACCGTTTGCTAGGTTGTTATTTGTTATGGCGTAATATCTTTCTTGAACACGCTCTAAGTTTTTAACGTCTCCTTCGGGAGCTTGTTCGATGCGATTTATATCCGTTAAGTCGTGAAAATGATTAGAACCATCGCCAAATCCATTTGTAAATCCGCCTTTTTTGAAAAGATCGTGGCCAACAGTTGTTGGGCCTTCAAAAACAACTTGTATAGCTGCATTGTTTGAATTTGTAGCTCGTGCAGTAATTGCTCTGCCTTGTGGTGGAAATATATTAACTGTTTTGTTAAATGTTGTATCCCCAGTAACGGTCAAGTTCTTAAGATCGGCGTCTACCAGTAAACCCGAAAAGCTACTATCAAGTGCACCCGTTGCTGTGTTAAGTAGACCAGTTGCGTCCTCAAGGTCAAGTATTGCCTGTTGTTGCTGTCCTTGTTTTGAAGACAGCACGCCAGTAGCTGTGTTTAGCGAAGATAGTTGATTGCTATTAGCCGAAAGGGATTGAGATAAAGAAGAACTAGCAATTGTGTTTATCGTTACAGACGGATTAACTTGTTCCGTAATTGTTACTTTTATTTCTGCCATATTATTAGATAAGGTTAGCTGAAGTTATATTTTTAATAATAGTTACAGATCCAGTAAGTAATTTTATAGAGCTTCCGTCTGAGAGATGGTCAGCAAATACATCATAAGTGCATGGACTTTCCGTCAAAGAGGCTGTTTTTACCTTTGACAGAGAAATGGTTGCAATTCCGCCTGACGCATTTGTTTTGGCAATGGTAAAAGTTGCTTCTAGGCCATTGTCAAAATTTCGTCTAATTTCTCCAGAAAGAGTTCTGTTTGAGAGATCTAGTGGCGTATTATCAGCTTGCGTAAAAGTAGTCTCAAACGAAAAAGAAGCTCTTTTTTCTATTGTTATGTTAAAGGTTCCTGCTGCCATAAAGTGATTTACACTTTTTTATTAGGCTTTTCATGGGTATATCCCATGTCTTTCATTTTTAAATGATCCTTGTAGGTTTTCGCTTCATAGCCTTTACCTGTTTTTGGATCATACATCATGTGCGGTTTAAAGTCTTTCTCCTCGTCGATGACCTTTTTTTCTCCCTTAGCTCTTTCTATTTGCTCTTTTGTAGGTGCACCCTTTTCTCCAGGTTTGCGCATTTTCTCTTTAGAGCCTCGCTTGATGCGCTCTTTTTTTTTGCGAATATTTTCCCAAAGACTCGAGTTACTTTTAATTTGATCTGAAAAATCTAGCTCCATATGAGATATTTACACTTAACCAGAGCAAGATTGACATTCTAATAAATTTCTACTCAATTCTTGTGATGGGTTAGTCCCTCTTTGATAGTATAGGCTTTTGACTCCCTGTTCCCAAGCAAAAATCATTAGTTGGCTGACATCTTTTGGAGAAGATTTAGGATGAACCATGATATTTAAACTTTGAGATTGGTCAATAAACTTTTGACGTTGAGCAGCTTGAATCAAGACTTCTTTTTGACTTATTTCACCAAATGTCTTAAAAACGGCTTTTTCATCATCTGAAAAGAACTTTAAATGCTGAACCGAACCGCCTTTAACTAGAATATCTTTCCATATCTCTGGTGTATTTTTTTCTTTTTCTTCAAGCAATGATTCTAGGTATGGATTCTTATATGTAAATTTACCCTTGGCTAGATCTTTTACAAAATAATTACTATTTAACGGCTCAATGCTCGGAGATACTTGCCCAAGAATAAATGAGCTAGAGGTTGTAGGTGCAATCGCCATTGTGGTAACATTTCTCTTGCCATATCCTTTTAGCAAGGGGGGCTCTCCATAAACCTCTGCCAGCTGTTCCGTGGCATATTGAGATTTTTCTTGTATTACTTTATGAATTTCTGTATTCAAAAACTTAGCCTTCATTGACTCAAATGAAATCATCCTTGATTGTAAGAGGGAGTGCCAGCCTAGCACACCTATACCAAGCGCTCTTTGATTCTTCGCAAAATTCATTGGAGCTTCCATGAATGGCTTACCTTTACATTTGTCGATGAACTCGGTCATTACCGCATCTAAGAAGTAAGTGAGAGTTTCGACTGCGTCCGTATCTTTCCATTCTTCGTAATGAAGTAAGTTCATGGAAGAAAGATTGCATACAAACGATTCATCTTTGTTTGAATGAAGTGCTATTTCTGAGCACAGATTACTTGCATGAATATCCATCCCCTTGTCTCTATAGACTTGGGGAGAATTTCTGTTAACAGCGTTTTTAAACATAACATAAGGGTATCCGCTTTCAAATCTTTTTTTGATGATAGCTCCCCATACCTTACGCTTGTCTTTGTCCCCAGCAAGCATCTCTTTCATCCAGGTGTCCGTAATTGTGACACCTATTGATAGATTCTGTATGGCGTTACCATCTCCTCTGATTTGTAGGAATTCCAAAATGTCTGAGTGCTCTACTGGCAAGTAAGCGGCAAAGCTACCCCTGCGAACATTGGATTGTGAAACTACGTTTGCTATCGTTTCGAAAATTTCTAAAAAATGAACTGGCCCATTTGATTTGCCTCCGCTGCTTATTTCGGCACCTCTTTCTCTGAGTTCTCCAAAATATCCAGAGGTTCCTCCTCCGCCTTTCGTCATCATGCCAACCTCTGAGCTTTTCTTTAGGATGGCTTCCATTGTGTCCTCTATGTAAGAACCAAAGCAAGAAATCGGCAATCCTCTTTCTTTTCCAAAGTTAGCCCAAATGGGTGATGACAGGGAGTACCATCCTTTTGCCATATAGCTTTGAAACTTTTCAGAGAATCCAGGTATGGCTAGAATTTTTTGAGCAGCGTCAGCTACGGTGGCTATTCTTTCTTCTGGAGTTTCGCCATCTTCTAGATAACCCCTTTTAAGGAAAGTTCTTGAATCCTTATTTAGCCAGTAATAATCTTTGTTCATTTTATTGATTTAATGTTTTGAGTAATTCTTGAATAGTATCAATTTTTGAACTGATTTGATCTATATTAGATACCTTTTTTTCTACCTCTTCGCCTATATTAGAGTGCTCTCCAACCCCAACTGGGTTGCTAAGGTATATCATTAAATCTTGTGTTTCTATGGCCTTTTGGCCAATTAGTTTTTGTAATATCGCTTCTAAATAATCCATAATTAAAATAAATCGTCTTCGTCAAATGATTTGTCCTTTTTCGAATATTCGACAGGACGCTTGAAGAAGAAGTCGGTGGCGGAATTGCCTAATACATCTTCATCAAACCACATAGTAAGGTTTATTTTATCTTTGTCAACATCAAAAACCTTTTCGAACCCAATTTGTTCTAAAGATTCATTTAGTCTGTTTTTAATAAATTCTTTTAAAATGCCTGCATTGAGGCCTTCTCTATCATAATCGCCAATAATCCAATCAATAATATTAGACTCCGCTTCGAAGGCACATTGAGCCTCTTCCTTTAATCTATCTGGTAGATCGGCGTTAAATAGCTCTGGGTATTCCTCTCTTAAGGTATTTAAGATTTTTGTGCCAACTAGTCCATGAATATTTTCTTCACGGCTTGTGTAAGCTACTTGCTGAGCAGTGTCCTTAAGCACATTGTCAAATCTATTGAACCAATTAATGATATAGAACTGGCTAAACAACGAAACATTTTCAACAAACAAAGTGAACAAAATCATTGAGTAAATATACTGTTTCTTGTCATCCTTGTAGCATTTTTCTAGATATTTTTTTAGATAATCAATCCGCCCCTTAATGATAGGAAGTTTGAGGTTTTCTTCAAAAACGTCTTCCAATTCAAGCACGCTTAGTAGGCGCTCATAAGCATTATTATGGATAACTTCAATGTTGGCCATAACATATCCAAGGTCAGTGATTCCTGGGTGTGGCAAATGGTTACCCAAATTAGCCCAAAACTTCTTAACGGAAACCTCAACTTGACCAATAGCAGAGAGAGTTCTCTTTATAATTTCTCTCTCTTGGTCATTTAGATTTACTTTAAAATCTTGTACATCAGACTGGAAGTTAAATTCTTTGTCAGTCCAAAAGCCATTATGCATGGCGTTTACAAATTCATCCGTCCAGGGATATAAATTTGGTTTCCTCGATACCTGTTCTTCAAATAACATACGCCTAAATTTACACCGTCATATTTAAAAGTCAACTATTTTCTTTAAATTCATAAAAATATTTTTTACCACTTGACTTTTCGTGTATTCGTGTTAAAATAGAGTTTATTACGAGTTAGCGAACGCAGTGAGCTGACGAGTAATTAATATATATATATTAAATATTTAAGTATTTTATAAGTATTTATAAAAATATATTATAATAAGACAAAATTGTCTTGACTTATTTGTTTTGATGTATTTATTAAATGTTTAATGATTAAATTAGAACAAGATATCAACGATTTCTTTTTTTGTACTAGCGCTGACTGGTCTACAATTGTGAAGGCCGAAAACGAAAATGATGCTGCAAATAAAGCTGTGACCAAGGTGATGGGCGAACTTAAGGAGGGCGCATTAATATCTCCGTGTTTAAGGGTAAAAAAAATAGAAGAAAAATTTGAAGATTCAGATATTTTGATTAGAATAGATAAAGTTTTAGCAGATATAGGCATGCATAAAGAATCTCGATCTATGTCTGAAATTTTTAAAAATTTAAAAAAATGATTGGAATAAGTGGACTAGCGAGGGCAGGTAAAGATACATTAGCCAAAAATTTGGCCAAGATAATAACTTCTGAATTAGGTTTAGAGGTTAAAATTTTATCTTTTGCCGATAGAATAAAGTGGCAAATGAAAGATGTGATTCATGATCATTATAATATAAGCCCATATACTGAAGATACAGAAGAAAAACAAATAATCAGAGATATTTTGGTTAGTCACGGAGAAACCATGAAGAAGATTTATGGCGATACAATTTGGGCAGATCTAGTGATAGATAATATCAAAAACAGCAAAGACGTTTTTTTTCCTATAATCTCTGATGTTAGATTTGATTTTGAAGCGGAAAAGATAAAAAAGAATGATGGATTAATTGTTCACATATCAAAAATAGGAAATCAACCACCAAACGAAATAGAAGCTAGAAATGATCCCCTTGTACAGAAGGTGGCAGACGTATGCCATTCTTGGCCAGAATATGAACCTGACGACATGGAAGAATGCGAACAACATGCAGAGATATTATGGCAAATGCTTAATCAAAATGGTAAACAATGGAAAACGATATATACTTAATAGATAAGGTTAAAAAATATGCAGACCAAGAATCAATGAGAGAGCTTATTGATAGACACTCTGGTATTTATGTGGATATGGTTAATAAATATCTTCCAGAATCTAGCGAGGGCCTCAATAAAGAAGACGTTCTACAAGACAAAGATTTTTGTATATATGACGCAGCTATAAAGTTTGATGATACCAAAAACGCAAAATTCAGCACATATATAGGTAATTTAGCAAGATGGAAGTGTTTGAATATTTATAATAAAAATATTAAATTTCCCCAATCTTGTATTTCTGAAATTTTTGACGATACTGTTAGTTGCGATTCCGAGTTGAAGACAATGGAAAAAGAAGAGTTAATAAAAAAAATATTTAATAGGATAGATTCCATGAAAGATGATAGGGTTAAAAAAATATTTAGAATGAGATATCAGGATGGGAGAAAACTCACTCCTTGGAAAAAAATTGCGAAAAAGCTTGACTTATCAATTCAAGGATGTATAAATATTCACAACAAACATTTAACAGAGATAAAAAAATATGTATAGTAAAACAGTAATAGTAGGAAATCTCGCAAGAGATCCAGAATCGCGCAAGGCTGGCGAAACAAATGTAACTCGTCTTGTGGTAGCAGTAAATGACGCTCGTCAAAAGGATAAGGTTTCCTATATTGACGTAGACGCTTGGAGTAAGCTTGGTGACATTTGTCAACAGTATCTTACTAAGGGTCGTCAAGTATTGGCTGAAGGTCGGTTAGTCCAAGACACTTGGGAAAAAGATGGAAAGAAGCAGTCCAAGCTTTATGTCAAGGCTGATAACGTCCAATTTATGGGCGGTAAGAACGACAAAGCAGAAGCTAAAACTTCAAGCGCTGGAACTGACGAAGAAATTCCATTCTAATGGATTTAAGCGTAGAGGCTCCCCTTAATTCCCTTTCTTTTGGGAACGTATCATATAACATCCTCCGCCAATTATGGCGGAAGGGTGTTAATGTTAACTTATTTCCATTGGGAGGAAATACAGACTTTAAGTCTTTTGATAAAATGGACAAAGACTTTTTTGAATGGTTGAAGGAATCAGCTCTAACAGCTAATTTAAAAGTAAAGAAAGATGTTCCGTCTTTTAAGCTTTGGCATTTAAATGGCTCCCAAAGTAGAATAGGACCTAAGCAGGCTCTTTATACTTTTTATGAATTAGATCAGCCAACTGAATCAGAAGTTAATTTAGCAAAACTTCAAGATAAAGTTTATTTTTCTAGTCAATATTCAGCAGACCTTTTTAAGAATCAAGGAGTAGACGCTTCAGTTATACCTGTTGGTTTTGACGAGGATTTTAAGAAAATAGAAAATGGTTCATTGAGTCCAGAAATTATTCATTTTGGACTAATGGGAAAATTTGAGAAAAGAAAACATACAGAAAAAATTATAAAACTTTGGCTTTCTAAATTTGGAAATAACAATAAGTTTCAACTTACTGTTTGTGCCACAAACCCATTCTTTAACGAAAAAGAAATGAATAGTATTTTATCAAATTGTTTGTCAGGCAAAAGATATACTAATATCAATTTTCTTCCTTATTTAAAATCTAATTCAGAAGTTAATCAATTGCTAAATTCGATTGATATTGACTTAACTGGTTTAAGTGGCGCCGAGGGCTGGAACTTACCAGCATTTAATGCTTCTTGCTTGGGTAAATGGTCAATAGTACTAAATGAGACTGCCCACAAAGACTGGGCCAATAATGTCAACTCTATTTTAGTTGACTCAAACGGAACTGAACCTTGTTATGATGGCAAGTTTTTTCAAGAAGGTTCTTCGTTTAATCAAGGAAATATTTATACTTGGAATAGTGACAATGTGGCAGAGTGCATGGATTTAGCTGTCTCTAAAAAGGGACAAATCAACACAGAAGGAGAGAAACTAAAAGACGAATTTTCTTACAGTCGCTCTGTAGACCGCTTACTTAAAGGGATTGAAGAGATGTCTTAATTTTGGCACGGGCTTTGCAAAACAGTAAGTCTATGTATTCACAATTAATAAATCAAATTGAAAACGCCTTTCACGAAGGCTTTAGCGATAATTCTTTCCGTAAGCTAGGAAAAGGTTATGTAGGTCCACTAGAAATTAAAGACGAAGAAGATTTTTATTTAATTAAAAAAATAATTGTAGGCTTCGACTCTGATGACATTACAGCAAATGTAAGAAAAAGTATTCTAAAGGTTTTTGTAAAGAACGAAAAAGAAAAACCAACTGATGCTGTTAGTTTAAGAATTGACACTGATTACATTGATGCTACTAAGATATCCTCTAAGTTAAAGAACGGAATTCTTGAAATTAAGCTCCCTAAGTCAGAAAATTCTAAAACTGTTAAAATTTCAGTAGAATAAATCAAAGCCCTCGATTGAAAATGTCGGGGGCTTTTTTATAATTAGTTATGCCCTTATATTTATATGAAAACAAAGAGACTGGAGAGGTCTTAGAGGTCCTACAAGCGATGAACGACACTCACGAGTACAACGGTGAGGATGAATCGGAGAAAGGCCTCTGGAGGCGCATATACGTTAATCCTAATATGTGTACAGACACCAAACTCGATCCATTTAGTCAATCATCATTTAGAGCTTCAACTGTTGGTAAAAACGACACATATGGACAGCTTTTTGAACGTAGCGCTGAAGCGTCTGAAATGAGAGCCCAACAAGCTGGAGGCGTTGATCCAGTAAAACAAAAATCATATGACGATTATAAAAAAATGACCAACGGCAAACTTCACCCTCAAGAGCAAAAAGAAAAATTCAACAAAGCTGTAGAAAAAGCCTCAAAAAAGGGTATAAATATAGAAATTTAAAATTATTATAAAAAATGAAATCAATACTAGAACAAGAAGAAATTAACTTAATTAATACAATCCTTACAGATTTTCCAATTAAAGAATTAAACAAGGTTCAACAGATAATGAAGATTATTGAATCAAAGTTACAATCTGAAGAGGTTGAAAAAGAAAATTCTTCAGCAGATTCAGAAACTTAATCCAGGGACGATATTTGTATTTTGCCCCATCCATGCGGATTACTATTAGTCGCTGAGCCAAGTCCAGTTTTTACCAGTAAAAACTCTCCACTATACAAGAGAGATCCTGGGACTCCATCATTTGGGGTGGTATTGCTTGAATTGCCCGATGGCATATTTAAATAAGTTCCTTTTGCAAAGCTAAGTAAAAGAGTATCTTGCCCCTTAGATTCAAGGAATGAGCCTTCTGGATTACTGTCTCTTATTACAGATCCTCCCTTAAATTCAGATTTTATCTTTTCGCCGAAAATAAAAGTACTATCCCCAGTTGAGTCTATATTTTTTCCAAAGAAAAAAGAGTCATTCGAGTCTTCTACATCAATTTGTGAACCGTGCAGAAAAAGACGACTTGATGTTGTAATATTATTACTGCCTCCCCTAATCGTTATTTGAAACATATCACCTTGATTTCCAAACATTGAGTGGTTGCTACCAAGAATGTCGATATTTGAATAGTCGCAGAAATTTCCTTCATTCTTAACTTTAAAATCAATATTGTCGCCATGTATGTTTGACCCGTCAAGACCTACTCTTCCAGTTATATTAATATGATTTCCAAATATCTGCGTATCGTCGACGCAGTTATTATTGCTTAGGTTGCCTATTTTATTATAGGAACCTTGAACACGCGAATGTGACATGCCAGTTATATCACTGTGAGTAACATTAAAAAGAGCAGACGTGTTAACTCCAGATATAGTTGTATCAGAAACGTTACAGAAATCACAAATATTTGCTTGGATAGTGGATCTATCTACAACATTTAATCGTCCATCGAAAATCTGTGAGGTGGTAACATTGCGTATATTTTGCAGTGACGAATTAGACACTCCACTTATATATGAAGACACTATATTACCCATATTTGAGTCATTGCAATCAGCAATTTCAGATACCTCGTTATTAAAAGAAAAAACATCACGACACAGAATAAACTTATTGTCAACCAAAATTGTATTTCCAGCATCAGTAAATTTATGACCACCAATAGCAAACACACTAGAGCAGTTTTTAAGTTCATTCTTTCTTCCAAATATATAATTACCGTCTTGCCTTGTCTGCTGTGTAGTGAATGCTGCCCCACTCATAGTATTTGCTTTTCCAAATATAAAAGACACAGCTGGAGAATCAACAAACTCACTAGCGGAAATAATATTGTCGTCACCAAAAATTAAAGTTGACCTACCAGACGATATGTTATCTAAGCCATTTATAATTGTAGATTTTTTGTTATAAAGTTCGTTTCTCAGCCCATTTAAAATCGTACAGTATGTATTATTAATCGTCGAGTCTACCGCGTCAAACTCTGGGCCATTGCCAACAATCTTATTTCTGTTTCCATTTAAAATGGTTGAGTTGATATTACTGATTCTAAAGCTATTATCAGCCTCCAAAATTTCATTTCCGATACCATTAAAGATTGAAGCATAATGAGACCCTTTAATTAAAGAGCCAAGACTACCGTTCACATTACAAAAGAATGGATAAGCATCCTGAGTAGAAGAAACTGAATTATTATTAAATTTTTGCCCACTTTCTATATCTGAATTTATAGAATTATTTATTGACAAAAATGTTCCGTGCGTAGTACATCCAACCGAAGAAGAAATAAAAGAGTGACCCTCGTAGGTTTGTCTCTTCGTACTTTGATGGCGGATAAAATCAGTTGCAAATACCCCGCTTAGCTCTGGTATATGAAACTGAGTAATCTCTTGGTCACCTGCTGTAAATTCTGAAATGTTAAATTCTGCACGCGGAGAAAAAGTCGTTGCATGTATAGTGTTTCTTTTGCCGTTTAATATAAAATTACTTATTCCGTTTGCAGAGTTTTTCTCTCCTCCGAATATATGAACATGTCTATTTTGTACACCCTCAAAAAATCCCCCAGCAAAAGTTGCAAATACTTCTCCAATCTCATTGGCGCCTATTTCATTATTTTCTCCAGCAATTATTGTATTGTAATTTTCATAATTTCTTGTTAAACCAAACCCAAAACTAAAATTTTCTACTAAACCAGTTGGCAAAAACCCTAAATTGATTTTATTACCAGTCCCTCCAAGAATGTATGAATTATGACCAGAAGCTTTATTGTTTATGCCAAATATTACTGAGTTTGCTCCAGCCAATTCATTTCCAGAGCCATTTAAAATAGTAGAAAAATCAGATTCGATTTTATTTTCTTTTCCATTTAAAATAGACGCGTATACAGGTTCGTCAAAACGTTTTTCCTGAAGCCACAAACCCGAAACTCTTTCAAAACCAGCTTGATCAGAATAAGTATAATCATCGTCAGAAAAGTTCGAAAACGACGAAGCTGAACTAATATCTGCAAACGGAAATTTGGTAAAGTCTGATGCAAATCCTCGTTCTACTATTTTTTTGTGCCCAAGGGTTTCGTTAGAAAAACCAGTAAAAGTAAAAATTACATCTGTATTTATATCTATCACAGAATCGTCTGATGTTCCAACTAGAGAGTTATCTGACTTACTTATTAAATTTCTATTTCCTCCTCCAATAAAAGAATCTATAGATCCTGTAATTTTATTATCTAGCCCAGCAATAATTGCAGAGCCAGTTGATTGTAAAATTTGACCTGAAATTGCAGCTGAAACAAAAGAGTAATTAGATCCTGTAATTTTATTTGTATGTCCAGCATTAATTGAAGAATGAAGAGAGTTTAATATATCGTTGGTATGTCCAGCTGCAATAAAAGATTTTTGAGATGATGCTATAGTATTTCCAGTTCCAGCGTTAATGGTTGAATCATGAGAGCTTTGTAATGTATTAGATCTTCCAGCGCCAATTAACGAATTTGTATTGCTTGTTAAAGTATTGCCAGTTCCTGCAGTTATAGAAGAATCATGAGAATTTGTATTTGTATTATCCCTCCCCCCATGAATTGAAGATCTTAAAGCGCCAGCAATCAACTGGCCACTTCCAGCAATGATTGAACTATCGTTAGAGTTTTGAATATTATTTTCTCTACCAGCTACGATTGTTGATGCTATACCTGTTACATTGTTATTTTCACCAGCAAAAAGCGTTGCAAATTCGCCGCTTGCAGTATTTGTTTTGCCACCCATTAGGACTATTTCGTCCCCAAAAACTTTATTTCCACCGCCGCCAATAAGGACACTTCTATTGCCGCTAACCATATTTGAGTTACCCCCAAATAAAGCTGCACCAGTTGAGTCTTTTATTAGATTGCCAGTACCTACACCAATTATAGAATTGTCTGAATTTTCAACACTGTTTAAGATTCCACCAACTATAGCAGAAAAAGACCCACTTACAATATTTTGATGACCACCCGCTATAGAAGAATAGTCTCCAGAAGTTACCTTATTTGATCTGCCACCCAATACGTTACTAGAATAAGTGTGTTCTTGAACTTGATTATCTCTTCCTCCTAATATAGCAGAAATGTCTCCCACGGCTTCATTTTGAAACCCACCACCTATGACGGACCTCTGTCCACTAACTGTATTATTTAGACCTGCTAAAATTCCTCCTGCCAAAGAATGACACCTGTTTTCATCTCCAGCCCCAATTATAGATTTATTAGAAAATATTTTATTATCAAATCCAGCAGCTATAAAAGAATCAGAGCCTTGCACGGAGTTTTCTTTTCCACCTGCTATTGATGAATTATCTCCACTTACATAATTGCCAGATCCAGCTCCAATTAAAGACCTATCTCCCGTCAATAAGTTATTTACTCCAACTAAAATCGCAGACCTGTCCCCAGTCAATCCGTGTCCTTCTCCTGCTAAAATTACAGAATAGTTTCCACTTAGATTATTAATATTACCAGCTAATATAATAGACCCGTTAGAATTTTGAGCCTGGTGCAAAACGCCCTCGCCAAGTCCAGAAAGTGGATTATTTTTATATACAATATCTAATCCTTGATATTTAGGTATAGATTCAAAGTTTTTGACACCAGAAATGGTTTGATTTCCAGTTTGTAACACTATTAAATTTTTGTGCCAATTCACAGCACTTCCGTCACCATTTGTTACTATAGCCGTATTTGGATCTGAATTCAACACATAAACATATGTTGAATCTATTCTTTTTCCTTCAAGGTTTGCCATATCTATAATTACACGAAAAGAAAATATTAATCGTTAATAGTGTTCCAAATAAAGTCATTATCGTCCCAAATTGTACCATTGTTCCTACTCCATAGGTTTATAGAGGTCAGATCAGTTAAAACACTCACGCTATCCAGACCAAATATAAAATTAGCTTTTTCTGATAAATTTGAAGAAATTGAACCTTGAACATTTTTTGACTGCAAAAAAGCCTTAGGGATATCAAACATAAAGCTTTTGCCGTTAAATTTTTCACCACTTATGCTAATATGGTACTCTTCTGGATTTTTTAAAAAATTTATAAAAGAATCTCCAGTTTCTATATCTGAAAATTTATTTTCTAAAGATATAGTCCCTAAAAAGGGCGGCGTAGCCTTCCTTCCCATGGGAAAAAACTTATTTACAGAATTTATCCTTTTTCGATTAAGGTTTAATGCAATATCAAAAGATTGCACATTATTAGGGGTTATTAAAAAAGAAGTGTCAGTGCCTACCCCGCTTACCTTTACAAATGTTTTTCTTCCAGCAGTAAATTCTCCATAATAATTAGAACTAGATATTTCTTGATTTATACCGCTAAAGAAAAAATTACCAACAGGCTCTTGATCTCCAGTTGAATTAACAGAAGGGGCCAGACCACTACTAGATATATATCTATTACTTAAACTTGGATCGCTAGATGGCCAAAGCGCCTGACCGTTTACATGCAAGAAATCGAACTCAATAGAATCACTACTAAATTGGATTCTAACATTTCGATCAAATCCGACAGCAGGCACTGTGATAGTCTGGAATCCTAAATATAAGGGCTTACTACTACTAAAGGAAAAATTACCATTAGCTACAGTTTTTACTATGCGATATCTAGCAAAATTTTGAGGTAAGGTGGTTACCTTTATCGTTAAATTTTGTGTGTCCCGACTACTTGAACCATCAGCTTTATTCGCTAATTCTATAAAAGTTTTATAACTGCGCGGCTTCGATGGTATCGGTTGAAAAAAGTTAATATCACTAGTATCAGTTACGCTAGTCCCTTGATATTCTTGGGCAAGTATATTACTTCCAACATAAGAATAATCACTTTTTAAAACTCCATTAATACTTTGACTTATATTTACAGAATCTAAAAAACAATTTCCTACAGATATCGAGTTTTTGTATCTACTTAATGCCGTTCTTTCTTCGTCTGTACTTATCAAAAAATAAAAATTCTTCCCACTGTCGAAATTGTGCAACAGATTTCCTCCAGTAAAAACGTCTTCAAATAGGGTTTCAAAATTTTCTAGTATAGAAATATCTACAGAAATGTCTGGTGCTTGGTTAGGGTAAGTAAAACTTTGATTTCTTGATCCGATTGATTTGTTTTTTTTAGTCAATCCATCAAATCCAAATTTTAAATCTTGAACAGCTGGTAAAAAATACATACCGCTACCATGATTCATTTGTTCTTGGCTGAACTGGTCGTCGCTATAAAATATAGCAATATCGTCCGACCTATTTACTAATCTTCTTGCGGTCATTACAGTCTTTTAAAATCAAAAGGATTAAAATCGAAAGAAAAGGAGCCGTTTAGATCTTGGCTTAAAGATGCTGATTGTGAGTTAGAATTTAACCTTGCTGCAGATATTTCAAAATTTTGAGATTGAGATCCTTCACTTAAGAAGTTTAAATTGATTACATAAGAATCGTTTTGAGTTAAAAAACTTTTTAAATTAGAATCGCTTCCATTTAAAACAAACTCTGAAGTTATACACGAAATCGAAATAGACGCCTCCGTAGTGTCTACAAATCTTCTTTGTATGGGATATTTTTTTCCTATTTTAAAAATTTTCTTTCTATCAAAAGGTATTGAAAGATTAAAATCTTGTACCATGTCTGGCTTAACTAGAAATATATCTTGGGATTGTATTCCAGATATAGATACATTGGTCTTGTAAGCTGGAAATGCCTTATCCTGTAAATTAGACTGAGAATCTAAAAGAGATTGTACGTCTGGCAGTGTTGATGTTAAATTTTGCAACTGAGTACCCGTTAAGTCTATTGCTGGATTTGCTATATCATTAGACACTAATTCCTCGGCATTTACATTGCTGCAGCTATAAGAATACTTGGAAGATAAAAATTGATTTTTTGACTGAGAAAGAGAAAAGTTTTCAATAAATGCGTTGCCAAAGTTTATTGTCTCATCTGCGTCAGAAAAATTATCAAAATTTTTCTTTTTACCAACTAAAAAGTAAAAACTAGCATCTTTGTTTAAATCATCAAGAAGGGCGTTTCCACTAAAAAATCCAGAAAACATATCTTCAAACGTTTCAAACAAGGTAACGTCTAAATTTACATCTACATCGTATCTGTTTATTCTCTTCGAGTAAAATTTATTTCCTAGAGTTAATATATCTTCCGTTTTGGTATTAAAATTAAAAGAAAAATCTTGAACAAGCGGAACTAATTTTATTGAAGAAGCATTGTTTGATGCATTTGAGTAGGAAGTCGCTCCGCCCTTTAGTAAAGAAACGTTTTCATATCTTATTGTTGGCCTGTCTGCATTAATTGTCATACTGATGGTTGTCAAACATAGGGTCTGCCTTAAACTTTACTACTTCATCTATTGTAATGTTTATATCATTGCAGTTCTTATATACAAACTTATGGCTCATTGAGCCACAAACAAATAATTTTCTTCTTGTATATAATTGCGGTATTGACAATTCAAAAGGCATGAAGTTTTCATGTTTTTCTAAAAAATGGATGATTGATCTAGTTTCCTTGTCTGTTCTGTTTTTTAAATTCAACGTCAGTCCTTTTATTAAACCAGCATTAGCGTTTGTTTTTCCAAAAGAAGAAAATGAGTTTTTAAAATTTACTATCTCAGATTTTTTGTCAGTAGCTATTTTTACATCGTCGTCCAAATCATAAAAGAAAGATCTAGTCCATTTTGTGCTGGATCCTGTTGGACTTGTTTCTTCGCTCGAATTGTGGCTTTGATTACAGTAGTAAAACTTTTCAATTCTATTGGCAACTGGATCAAAATTTGAATACGCAGATGTATTGTAGTTTGGAAAATAAACGACATCAAATTTAGAATAAGATGTTGCATCAGACCAAGTACTATGAAAATTATCAGTATTTAAATACGAAGAACCGCTCCAGTTTATAAAAGAAGAGTGTGAATTTTTCATCACTTTCAAATCTATATCAAAAAGCCCATCGTGAAATCTAAAATCATAATTCTCTATATTAAATCCCGAAAAATCCGTATATATGTCTCCAGTCGGAAAAGCTAATTCAACGCTATTTGAATTGGGACTATTAAAATCAATAAGGCCATCCTCAATCCTAGATCTATCTTCCAAAAAACTTAAAAAAGATCTTGCCTCTTCTTCGGTTTTGTTTGAGTACTTTAAATTTAATTTTATTTCTGTACCATTTAAACCTTTTGGGAACTTTTTGTAAAAATTGTCGGCGGTACTAATGTGAACATTTTTATTTTGAAACGAGACTACAGAACCATATTCTGGAACAAAGGTGTTAGCTTCGATAGTTCCAGTTATATTGTTATCTCTATCATAAGTTGCCAATACCTCAATCATTGTTATCCTTTATATAAATAATTTAACGAACCTCCAGTTCTTGATTCTTCTTGTATAGTTGTTGTAACCGCAGATCTTATTCTGGCAGCAAAATCTTTTTGCTGCTCTGAAGATGACTGTCCACCCTCTTCATTAACTTTACCTTCTTGTATATTAAAAGTGAAATCTGAATTGTTGCTGATCTGGTTTCCGCCCATTGCAGAAGCGCCAGCTTCCGATGCGACTGGAGACACAGAACCTCCGTTTTGGAATCCTTGCATCGGTAATATACCCTTATTTAAACTAGATAAGAAATCTGTTCCGTATTTATCTACCGCAGATCTTTTTACTACAAATTCTCCAGGTGTTAGCATTGCTGGTACCGTGTCTGTTGATCCAACTGGGCCGCCATTTGCGAATCCAACTCTGCCTCCATTTTGGAATCCAAAAAATCCACCAAGTGCCGTTCCAAATCCTCCGAATCCACTTGAAAATCCACCTATAATACTACTGAATAGGCCGCCGACTCCACCACCACCACCTGCTCCACCGCCAAACAGTCCACCAATACCTTGTTTAAATCCTCCAAGGATATCACCAAAACCATCTTTTAAGCCACTAAATAAATCACCAAATTTGGTTGTTAGTCCAGAGAAAAATCCTTTTCCTTCTTCTCCCTCTACAGACATTTCCCCCTTTTTTTCACCAGTCAAGCTTTCTAAAGCCCCACCAGCTCCACCTTTACTTAATGAAACATCTGAAACATACATTGGCGAGGCTGGAGTAGCTCCTAAAGCTGCGCCTTTTTTGCCTCCGCCGAAGAGATTAGAGAAAAATCCTCCTATACCCCCCTTTTTTTCTTCGGTTGCGCCACCAGCTGCTCCTTCGGTACCGCCTGATCCTCCTGAAAATGCGTCCTTAATACCACCAAATAAACCTCCGACTAAACCTCCGCCTGTGCCTGGAGCTCCACCGCCTCCCATTCCACCAAATATAGCGCTAGTGGCCTGGTTTGCTGCTTGTTGTAAAAACGCATCTCTAATGTAGCCTAAGAAACTTTCTCCAGCTTTCGAAAGAGCGTCTCCTATATCTTCAGCTCCAGTAACAGCGTCTTTAATTGCCGTACCTAAATTATCCGCAAATAGTCCTGGTATTTCTCTGCCAAGCTTATCCTCAAAGCTTAGTATTGTCGAATCTAATTCTTCTAAACCTAAGCTAAAACCACTTTGCTGAGATCTAAATTGAGCTAGTTCCTTTTCAGCTTCTATTAGTGGCTTCATTTTATCAAGCCTTTCTTGAGTGGAATTTACTAAATTCTGCGCCGTTACAAAATCTTGATCAGCTATTGTTAAACCTTTCTTTTCAAGGGCAGCTAATTCATCTGCAGCGTTCTGTTTTTCAAGATTTAAACCAGCCAATTCTTCATCCAGCGAAATCATCTCTTGTTTAAATTTAATAGACCTACTTTCTCCTGAACCGATAGGGCCTTTGTTAGCCTGAAGAGATAATGTTCTTGTGTTTACGTCTCTACCCAGACTTTCACTTGCTGCTTTTGATTTATTTTTTGCTAGTAATTTTGCTAGATTTTGTTCAATTGTAAATTGTTCTTGTTTGAATTTAATTATAAGTTGCTCATTGGCCACTTCCTGTTCTTGGGCACTTAAGTTTAAATTCAGAGTAGCTAGTCTTTGTAAATCTTTTTTTAAAATTTTCTCACTTGCATCACTTAGTTTTTCCCCCTCCTTTGTAAGCGCATTCTGTATATCTTTTAGATCTCCACCATTCTCAACTTGTTCTTGTATAATCTTAAGAGATTTTTGGGAGATAGCTCCGCCCTTTTCTAAATTTTTTGTAAACTCGTCAGTAATTTGAAATCTTTGCTTATTCGCTTCTATTTCGAATTTTAATCCAGCTATTCTTGATTCTATGTTAAATTTATCTACAGTGCCTTGGTCTTTTGCAAGTTTAAGTTCTTCTTGTAGTAGTTTTTTTCTATTTCCTACAGTCCCCTGTGTTCCAACTTTAGGTGCTACGATTGAAGCAGGGTCTGAGAAATCAATTTTTTGTTGAGGCCCAATGAAAGGTGAAGTTCCTACGCCTGACGTCACCTGCCTGCCTTTATCAAGCGGCCCAAAATTTCTTAAAAAGTCTGACGCAAATCTTCCAGTTGAAAAAGAACCAGAGTCGCCCGACGCTATGCCTGCAGCGCTTTCATCAACTGCTGCTTGAGTTACCCTTGCCTCCGCGCGTGCCACAGACAATGACTGCCGACCATCTGGTGAATTTATTTTTGCTAGTTCTCTTCTCGCAAGCGTGACGTCACTACTTTCTTCCCCTCGTCGTGCCGCGCCAAGCCCGAGACCGTCTTCTTTAATTGTCCTTTCAAAAAATGCCTTTTGCCCTTCCAGATTACTAACACGACTTTGCGCTTTTTCATTTGCTTCAACTCTTTGCTCTGTATTTTTATTTTCTAGCTCTTTTTCAAAATCTTTTAATCTGTCTGTAGCGTTTTTAACTCCAATACCGAATTGTCCTAAAATACCTTTTCCAGTAAATACTTTTAACGCAGTATTTAGCGCAACAAGTCCAAGCCCCACTGGCCCAGCAAACCTAGCAAGACCACCAAAAAGTTTTACTAATGGTTTTATAAATTTACCAAATTTACCCATAGATTTTAAAGCTCCAGCAACACCCTTTAAGGCTCCTGTCGGTATCTTTGAGGCTCCAATTGGATTAACTCCAACCATTGACATAACAAACATTGCATTTACTGCAGCCATCGCGGCTGAACCCAAAGCTGTAAAAGTTTTTTGTAAACCACTTGCGTTTTCTTGTGTGCTGCCAAGCATGCTAGTTAATCCCCCTAGAGCCGATTGTAAAATAAAAAACTTGCCGATAGACACATCTAAACTTTTGCCAAGCTTTTCGGATGATGCGGCGGCCTTGTTAGCCGCAGCGGCAGCTTTACTTTGTGATGCTGCTGTCGCCAAAGTATCTCTGCTTCCTCTGGGTACTTCTGCAAAGTTTGGAATTCTTCCAGTCGGCTCATCTCTTGTATTTGTCACAGCTAATCCATCTGGATTTCCAGCATTACGAAGTTTGCCGCTTTGATTAATTCTAATTTGATTAATTGGTACGCCAGCATCTTTTTCTCTTTGAACAGCATCGTCAATAGGGGACATAGCAAAATTTGGAATATAACCACCCGAAGCCATTTTCTTTTCTGTAGCTATTTTTTTAGCAAAACTAGCAATGTTATCTATGGAAGTGCTTACTTTAAATTCTCCTTGATTCGCACCACCTGCTGATCCAAAAAGTTTTCGTAATTTTTGCTTAGCTTCTGGGCTAGGATTTCTTATATCAAAATCTCCCCCACCCTTTTTAACAGCGGCATCATCTATTCCCAACGCTTCTGAGGTAGCTATTTCAAAGGCCGAACCTACGGAAGATCTTAACGCGCCAAATGCACCTTTTGTACCGCCAGAAGAAAATTTAGTCCTTAAATTTCCCCCACTTACCGTTCTACCGCCAACAGCTCTGGTTAATATGTTTGCATATTTTTGAGATTCTTTTACTAAAGCATTGGTTATATTTTCTTCAAGAAATTCATCTTGAGGATCTCCAGCAGCATCAACCCCTCCTGGTATTTTTGGGCCAAACGCCGAGAAGCCAGAAAGAGAAAATGGAAAACTTCTTTTTCCTTTTTTAAAACTTCCTCTTTTGGGCGGCCCTCCTGTTTGTGAAAAATTAAGCTGGGGAACTAGATAAGAAAATCCAGCAGCACTTAGGTTTAATGGTTTTACTTTAGCCTTTTGCTTGGAAGCTAGTGCAGCATCATAGTCCTTTCGGTCCTTGCCTTTTAATTTTGATGGATCCATCCTCTTAAGCTCAGAAAGATTGTTGGTTCTAAATCTATTATTTACAGCAAGACCAGCTCCAACCCTACTTCTAACAAAATTTGGTATATATCCATCAGCCGCATTTATTTTTCTAGCGCCAGACGGAAGACCGCTAGATCGGATCATGTCACGATTAAATATTGCATCTCCACCGCCAGCATAATTAGGAACAAAATACTCACTAGTATTAGCAACCATTGTCCCGCGCTTGCCGCCGCCAAAAGCAAAGTTTGGAATTGATACTACTTTAGAACTTGCGGGCGCTCCACCAACTCCTCTAGATACATCACGAGCTTCAGCGGCAACATAACCACTAGCTCCTCTTCTAGTTCTCCCTACGCCGCCTTCACCGCCTCTAAATCCTCCTCTAAAAAGACCAGGACTTACGGTCGCGGCAGCCTTTTGTACCCTAGCTAAAGCAGCAGCTTGTTGATTATATATTTTTAAAAGTAATTGTTCTTGCGCTACCTTATTACCCTCAAGAGCTAAAATTTCTCTTTGAATTGCTTCGTTTTGCAGAAGTGTTTGAAAAACAGACTTTTGGAGTAAATTTTGTTGTTCCGCTGCTTTATTTATACCCAATAAACTTTTAAGAGAGGTAGATCCAAATTTAGCTAAATCAACAAATAACTTTACAAATATAGCACTTATTAACGCAAGCCCAGGACCAGTTAAAATGCTTCCAATGCCTTTTACAAGCCCTTGTGCAAATTTGGCGCCGATTGAATCTCCTTGCAATAAATCACTCAGTCCATTTACCGCCGCAGAGAATACTTTTAAAATATCTTTAGCTGCATCAGCAAATCCTAATTCTCCGAGTACAGCTGAAAGTTTTTGAGCGCCTACAGTTAAATTATTTATCAAGGCCTCTAATGTATCATTTAATTGAGCATTTTTTCTATCCAAAGACCCAGCAGCTCCAGCAGAAACTTCTAAAGCTTTTGCAAATTGGCTTTGTCCTGAATTTAAATCTTCTACCAAACTAATTAAAATATCACGTTGCCTGACTCCAGCAACTTTTTGAATAATGTCTCCAGCTTCAAGGCTTTTCAAACCAAGCCTATCAAGCTCTACCGCTAGTTCTTGGAAAAGAGGTATGGCACTTCTTACATTACCTTGTGAATCTAAAACTTGTATACCTAACTGCTCTAAAGCAACTAATGTATCTGTTCTACCCAATCTAGCAAAAATAGTTTTAAATGCATTACCAATAACAGCACCACCACGTTGCGTTCTTTCTTGAACTGTTGTTATGACGCCTAAAAGCTCATCAAAATCTACCCCAGCAACACGAGCTGATGCAGATGCTCGTTCAAGTCCATTAATTAAATCTTCTGTAGAAACAGCAAACTTTGTGTCAACCTCTGCCAACTTATCTGCTATTTGGGCAACGTTTAATCCAGCTCCCTCAAAACCTTTTATAGCGGCAGTTAAACCAGCAACGGCTTGCTGAGAATCAATTCCAGCTACACGAACCAACTTTAATGCGGTCTCGACCCTAGATAATGATTCTTCAACAGATAAACCTTGACGAGCTAATTCTAAAGCTCCTTCGGCTACTTGATCAAAAGATGTAGCAGTATTTTGTGCAACTTTAAAAATTCCATTTCCAAACTGTTCTAATTGTCTTTGGGTTCCACCAAGAATAGTGTTAATTTTAGCAAAAGATGCTTCGACTTTAACAGTATTAGCAACTAACGCTCCAAAAGCTTGAGAAAGTTTATTAATGACAGCTACAGAAGCACCGAAAGCCAAAACACGAGCATTAGAAGCTTCTAGTGATTTTTGGAACTCAGAGGCCTGTCCAGTAATTTTTCCTAAAGGACGCGATAGTTTCTCAATTGATCTTGCGCCCCCACCAAATTGAACGCCCTTAGCTTGGGCTTGTATCCTAGCTAAAGCCGCCTCAACCTTTTTTGTATTTGGATTAAAATCAACTCCTAGTTTTACCGCCATATAATGATATTACACCTAAACTCCGTGCAATTTCATCATTTGTTCCATATTAAGAGAGCCCCCCTGTTTCTTCACTTCTTCATTTAAATCTACAGCTCTTTCGTCGTTTGATTTAATTTGTTGTATATCTTCTTTACTCGCGCCAAAAAAAGCCGATCCTCCTTCTGAAGACTGTGCTTTTGTTTTAGATCTTTCATTTCTTTGATTCTGATGGAAAGCAATTAAAAGTTCTGGGTCTTTAGCTATATTGTCTGGAATTTCTTTTTGAGAGTTTTTAAATATGTTTAAAAAGTACCTACCAAAAGATATTAGCTTTAATTGATAACTTGTTAAATCGGCCAGGGGTTTTCCAAAAACGCCCATAACATCTTCACAGAATGGTAAATACATTGAAAAATAATCACTTAAAACAGCTTCAGAAATGTTTGAGTCTTCAAATTTTTCAAAGAAATCTTTTTGTAGCTTAAATAGTTCCGCCTCTTTCATATTTTCATTTAGATACAAATCTTCATAAACCCCTTTATTAAACCCCCTGTCATAAAAAAGAATTTTATTTACTATAGTTTTTTGAACTTTATTCCTCGCATACTTTTCGCTAGTCAAGCCAATAAGTTGCGATTTTTCTTTTTCAAGAGAAAACAATTCCTTCTCTTTCTCTTTAGATTTGTCTATAAACTGTTTTTGTTGAGATGGTAAAAAAACTTGTGAGGATGACAATTTCAAATCATCAATTTCTTTTTTTAAATTTTTTATTAAATTTTCATCATCCAAAGACCACATATCTTGATCTAGTATATTTTGAAGACCTTGCTTTTCCGTTAGCAGGCCTTTTGATACCCCCTCTTTTTCAAAAATTTTTGATTGAGACAATACCTCTCTTTGTTCAAACTGAGAAAGGTGCTTTAAGTACAAAGATCCGAAGGAGCCTCTAACAACGGTAACGCCCTGCAATATCTCTGAAACTATTTCTAAATTTCTATCATTGTTCATCTTGCTTGATGAACTCTTCTATATCTTTTTTCTCTGCGGCTTGATTATAAAACCAATATCCTACTACTTTGCAAATTTTTGAAGTAGCTTCAGATTCAAAACTTTCGTCTACTTCATATTTATTATATAAATCTTCTAACTGTTCTTCAAAGTCCAGTCCGTTAAAAAATGCCTCCTTTTCACCTTCGTCTTCTGAAAATTCAGCTAGTTGAATAGCGTACCAAAGCAAAACTTCTTTTTCTGCTTTAGAATCTGCTGTATGTTGATAAACGGATTGTAAAGAAGATTCTAATTCTTGAAGTTCTCTTTTTAGAGTTACAATTTGTAATGCGAGCTCGTCACTTTTCTTTTTACTATCTTTTGTTTTTTTAATAACAGAGAGTTTGTACTCGTTTTCTAAATCATTGAGTTTTTTCAAAGATTTTAAAAGCAGTTTGGATTCTTCTTCTGATAAAGCCCCTCCATTGTCAGCATACTTTTTAATAAGCATCGCTTTCGTGACTATTCCCATTTTAATAGCCTTGCTTAACTGAACTGAATAAAACACTTCAGCTTCATCGGCCATGCGCCTTGTCGGCTTTTTTACAAAAAACTTTACTGGCACAGTAACCGTCCGATTAGATAAGATGGTTTCTTCTTCTCCATCTTTGTTTTTTCTTTTGGTTTCTACCTGCTTTTTAACTTTTTTCTTTAACGTAAATTCGTAAATATTTTCTTTTGCCATAATTTTGCCTTTGCCATAGTCTAACATTAGTTCTTAAATTTGAATTCTACTGTTAAGTTTTCTAACTCACTATTATAATCTCGCAAAACAGAATTTCCAATATCTAATATTTTTTTTCTATACATTTCGTAATGATCTTCGTCGAAGTAATCTGCCATCTCAATTAACGACTGAGACTCTTTTGGCAAATTGCTGTACAGTTTTTCAAAATTTATCTCGTGAACCTTTTGCATCTCTTCCAAAGTTAGCAAAAAAGACTTAAATAAATACCGAATGTGATGATCAGAACGATCATACAAAAATTCTTTTGCAATCATAATATCCTTATACCTGAATTACTTTACACAAAAAAGTGTAAATATAGACATGGCCACCTCCTTGATATCAGATTCTCAAAAAAGTACGATCAAAGCTATTATTGATGACATACATGAAACTTTTGCTAGAAATATAACAGTTTACGAAGAAGGCAAGAAAATTTTAATATCTGCCAGCTCTGAATATAATGGGATATATGGAAAAACTTCTAGCGGCACAGCCAGTACTTCAAAAACCTCTGTTACCCATACAATAAAAGCTAGAATAAAATACATAAACGCAAGAGAACAGAACCTTTCAGACGGTAATATTTCTAGCCAACTAGGAATAGAGACCATAGATGGTTCTGTTAGAATCACTGTAGATGAAAGTGGGTTTGTAATTTTAAAAGAAGCAAAAAGGTGCGAATTTGAGGGAAGAAAATATACAATAGAAAGTAAAGGTAACCCCACTGGCATTTTTGGGCCTCAGTATTATCATTTTTATCTTTCTCCAATTGAAGAATAATGATATTAACTAGTTCAAATATATCTCAAATAAATAGGCAAGTACCCAATCTTGCAAGAGGGCAAGTTCAAAAACTATTTGCCCCAGCTTTTCAAAAACTTAAAAATAAAATGATTGCTGAGTTTCTCAATCACCCAGTTACTCTTGAAATAAAAGGGGGCACAAGTTCTAGTAATATTAGCGGTACCCTAGGAGGCGCTACAAATTTATTCTCATTCATAGGCTTCGAATCTGGCTCAGACCCGACAGATGCAATAGAAAAAATTCTATCTTCCACTAATTTCAGATTCACTCGGACAACCAGGAACTCAGTTGAGTTTGAGATTGATATGCCTGAAGCTGCTGAAATATTCGCTGCAACACCAATGCCTTGGGCGCCAGGAAGAAGCTGGGCGAAAGGAATAGAAACTGGAATATCTGGATTAGGATATTACCTTAAAATAAGCAAAGATAGTAGTAGATCTGGTCTTGGGATACAATCTCCCAGAAAAGTTAGAAAATCTGGATCTAAATTTAAAAATACACAGTATATATCAGCACTCATAAAGAAGTATCAAAAAGAATTTGCCAACCTTCAGCTTTAACAGTGTAATTAATAATAAATGAAGCCCCAATATAAACATGAACTAATGACAAGCTTTATGCTTTGGTTCGATCACGAACTACTACAAGAAGGAGAAGCTTATTCTAACAAAACTGGGCAACTTTACAGCAAATCTGACTCAAGACTTCCAACCTCTTATTCTTCTTTTCAAAGTGACTATAAACAATGGGTAAATGATTCTTCTGTGTCGGGCTCGATAAATCCAGTTATTCCAACTCAATTTATGGGTAGCGGCAGAGCTGATGATTTTGTTTTTGACTTTGAAAATGGCAGAATCATAGAAACAGGTGGAGCAACCATATCAACCGATATAACTGGAACTTTTGCGGTAAAGGATTTTAATATCTATTTAACGAACGAAACAGAGGAAGATTTAATATTAGAAAATAAATTTCAAATAAACAGTAGATATGGAGACTTGTCAATAAGCGGTATAGATCCATACGACCAAGTTGTTCCTGCAATATTTTTAAATTCTGAGTACATGAGAAATGAAGGCTTTGCTTTTGGTGGGGAAGACAAAACTACAAACACTATAAAAGCAGTAGTTATTGCAGACAGCGAATATCAACTAGATGGCGCGCTTTCTATTTTTGCAGATACAGCACGTAAGACGTTTTCTAAAATACCTTTTTCTAATCACCCCTCTACAGAATACGGAGACCTAAAGGGCGCAGTATACAATTATTTAAGCCTGTCTAATTCTTATTCAGCTGAAACTCCGTATTTTATAGAAGATGTAACCGTTTCAAAGTTCTCAGAAAGGGTACAAAGCAAATTACCTGGAAGCCTAAAAATAGGTTTTATAGATTTTGATGTTTCTACCAACAGATTTCCCAGGTCTTAATTTCACATTTTAAATTTTTAACTGTAAACAAATACATAAATTATGAGTAGAAATAGAGTTATTTACCAATCAGAAGCGCTCTTCGCCAGTAAGAACATTGATTCTACTGGCAGGGCGGATCACATGCAACTTCGCAGAGTACAATCCGCGAATTATTCTTTTAATGTAACCCGCACCGATCTTAATCAGTTTGGACAACTGTCCAGAATTGATTCATTGATCCTAGAAGCGCCGACAGTATCCGCTGACGTTTCATACTTCCTTGGAGATGGGTTTAACGAAGAAGTATTAAACTTCGCCAACTCAGACCTAAACGTGGGTTTTGTTTCTGGCCAGATTACTTCCTCTAGTGGCCAAAATCTTTACATCATGACTTGTGATGATGGTCTAGACGCCACTCTAAGTACGGGTGTTTTCGGTTCGATCGGCATTGGTAATGCTTTCGTAACAGATTACTCACTAGAAGCTTCAGTCGGTGGATTTCCAACAGTCACGGTTTCTTTTGAAGGTTCTAACATCAATGCTTCTACTAATATTACTGGAAATAAAGATGGATTCAATGTCAATACAGGTTTAGATGGCCAATTTTCTGGAGCTGGAATTGACCCCGTCTCTGGTACTCCAATAGCTAATCAAATAAGTACTACAGGTATTGCTATAAGACCAGCAGATCCTGGCACTTCAGGAGTTGTATCGGCACTTAGACCAGCAGACATTAGTTTTGATTTACAAGCCGCAGATGGAGACACTATTGCAAGTATCCACGGTACTGATGGCGCTCACGTTCAAAGCGTTTCCTTAAGTGTTCCTTTGAGTAGAACTCCAATTGAAAGATTAGGAACCAGATTCCCATTTGCTAGAACAGTAGATTTTCCAATTACTCCGACACTTAGTGTTTCTGCGATTGTTAATGAAACTGCAGAAAGATCACTAACCAATATCATTGATAATGATACATTTATCCCTAGTGCTCAAATAACTATTAAGGATCCTAATGGAACTGAATCTGCTATTTACAAGCTTACAAACCTAAAGCTCGATTCTGAATCATTCAGCTCTAGTATTGGACCAAATAAAACAGTTGATCTTACCTTCAGTATTTCTGTTGGTGGCCCAGATGACCAAGAAAATAATCTTTTCTTCTCTGGAGCAAACACAGATGCAAAATTTGCACTACAACCAATTGTTCTCGATGGAGATGGCCTAACAGGTACTGAAAGCGTAACTATAAATGGATTCACAATTACATCAGGTAATGTAAGCAGTAACGATGTTGATGCTGCAAATGGCCCAGTAACAGTTGGATACATTCATGGACAGGACTCAAGAGATTTCACTGTTACCTATGCTGGTAATCAAACAGCAGAAGAAGACTTAGACTTCAGTAGTGCTGCACAAGGTACATTCAGCGGAAATGGTGGCCTCAACAGTGTAACTGGTGAAGGTACCACTACTAAACTTACAATCGCTCCTACAGCTAAAGCTACTAGCAATACTATTAGTGGTTCATTGAGCATATCTCAATAAGCAAAAATCTTTGGGTGGAGCTAACGCTACGAAGCCCAACTAAATTTCATCAAAAGCGGCAGAAATGCCGCTTTTTTTGTGTAATATATTATATAGCCGTTCATCTCGAAAGAGACGGAAGTAAGGTGCATAGTGCTCCCCAAGGAACGCGTGATTAATAAACACGTAAATAGAAAGGCTAACAATGAAGCTAATGCAATATAGAGGCGTCGCATTCGACGGCGATACTATGAAACAAGTTTCTAAGGCTTACTTTAAAAAAGCTAAGAAACAGACTTCATCTAAGGCAAAGACTCTAAAAATATATAGAGGCTCTGTAGTTGAAGATTAAATTCAAAACCCGTCTTTTTTAGGCGGGTTTTTTATTCTTCGGCCGCTGTACCAGCTTCTATTCCCCCAACTTGCCTTGGGCTTGCCTGATACCTGTTGTAATTGCCTACAAGCGTCTCTAGGGCCTCGTAGGAGTCTCTAGCTAGGCTTTTATATACTTTTGATACTTCGTTCTTATTAACGAACGTAATGGCGTTGTCGCCGTCTCTGACGCTTACAATGTTGCCATTTGTATCATTAGCTATGCCACGAATTGTATTTCTGGTTTGTTTGACATAATAATGATAAAGATACATCTCTTTATAAATATTCTGCTCTTCTAAATTTAATCCGCTGACATCTCCAGCCACCCCAGAAAAGCTAGTATATAGAGCATTGTTTAATTGCCCCAAATTGTTTTCTAGCCATCCAGAAATAGACGTTACTGATGGCGATCCACTTTCTGAATCAAATTCACTTTGGTAGATCGAAGTTGCTAAATTTTCAATATTGCTCATTTACCTAAGAGGGTGTTTATCATTTCTTCTCTACTTCCCGAAAAAGAAACCTTAAAATACTTGCACAATTCAACTAGTTGATCAGTGCTGCATTTACTCAGCCTTTCAGGGCTCTTACTTGTAAGGGGTTTTGATTGAACTGCTTTTTTGGCTACCGCTTTTTTTGTCGCGGTTTTTTTCTTAACTGATTTTTTTGGCTCAAATTCTTCTTTGCCATTAACAGTGGTTAGGTTGTTTAATATGTTATCTGATTGGTCCATGAAGTATATTACACTAAAAGCGGTCTTTATGACTGTCTTTGATACTCTTGTGTTATAACCTTTATTAGCCTGTCTCTCTCAAAACTAGGATTAAACCCTAACCTTGCCGCGGTTGATTGAAGATCAGACAAAGTCTTTTCTTTCAATTTTTCCGTTAAAGAGCTTAAACTATCTGCATTTTCAAAAGCTTCAGATAGAGCGCCCTTTTCTGATTTTTGTGTCACATCTGTTTGAATAAAGCCGTTTGCCGAGACCCAGCTATTGAATGCTTTAAGCAACTCCTCTTTTTGATCTTCTTCAGAGGAGTATATTCTGGCTGCCACTCTATTTGCTATCGTTGTCATTGCGTCTCTTGACATCGTTTCCAGTTTTCTTCTAAATACTCTTACGTCTGCAGTTTTAAATGGGCTAACAGTATCAACTCCGTAAATCTTTTCTTGTTCTTCTGCAAGATCTACTTCATCCCTTTCTTTTCCATCAGAATATTCAAGGTTTTCCAACGCATCTCCTTTTTGCATTTCTTCATTATTCACTTCATCATTTTCGATAGCAGTAGAAATGTCTAATTCTTCAATATATTCCTCTTTTAAATCGTGCAGAGTCTTGCTTTCTTTATTTTCTTCTTCCATAATAATATAGTAAAATAAATATTTAAAAATTCCAAAAAAAAGGGCCACTCCGAAGAGTGACCCAGTTTTAAGATTGATTAAGGTTATGCTCCCATTACTGCTGTACCAACTAGAGCACGATTGTCAAGAACAACGCGGCCTTCTTCGAGCGAGCCGAAGTAACCGATCTTGTTTTGACGGATGCTATATTGATCATCAGCAATAAGAGAGAACTCTCCACCGCTTTCAGCGTCAACTGCTACAGGGCGAACCAAAGATTCACGAGAGCGGTCGATACCAAGAACAAGCTCGTCATCACCAGCGGCTGCTTGGTCACCACCTGCGCCACCTGCAAGTGGGACGTTTCCAGTTTGTTCTGCTACAAAGATGTCATTGAACTTGCGTGAAGCACTGCCAAGTCCAGAGCCACCCATTTCATTAAGCTCAATAACATTGATGCCGTAGAATGTAGGTGCACCAGCAGCGCTATAAGCTTCTTCTGCAATTACATCAGAAGTGCGCACACCATCACCACCAGCAGGAGCTGCCTTAGTGTTGATTGGATTGTAAGCGATAGCACGAAGCTCTTCAACGATCTCAGGAGAGCAGATGATATCAGTCACACCTCTAGCAATGCCAGAATCTGGAGTACCACCAACAAATGATGCACCGATTCTCTTAGAACGAGTGATCATGCGATTAAGGTCAGCTAAGACAAAACGCTTAACAGCTGCAGCCTCTTCAACGTGAGCAACGCTATTAGTAGTTGCATTTGCAACAGCCTTCATGATAACGTTAGCAGAGATAGTGTTTTGCTTGAGAAGAATCTCTTGAGCAACGCGAGTCATTGTCTTAGCGACAACATCCATGCGACTCTTAGCAGCATAACGACGATCAAAGCTTACAGCCGAATCGAGGCTGTATGTAGCAATCTTAAGCTCAGACGCTGTTGGAAGAACTTCCGAAGTAGGAAGACCACCAGCACGGCTTTGGCTGAAAACTTGTACATAATCCTCAGCAGATACATCATAATAGAGATCCAATGGGATAGAAGGATTGTCATCAGCATTATACTGAAGAGTAGTGAAGAGGTTTGACAATGCAGGAGCATTGTTTACAACTTCAGCGAGAACGGGGCCGATAAATTCAGCAAGAGCAGTTTGAGCTTCATAAGCAACATCGCGGTTGCGAGAAGCCATTGCCTTGACGAGTTCGACTTGTTCGGGAGTGTTTTTTAAAGTAATTTTCATAGTATTAAATTCCTTTCAATTATCCTAGTTTAACGACAACATAATCGCCAGCGAAGGAGTCAGTGATTCCACCTTGAGAGGTGCGTGTACCAGTTCCAAGAACCATGCCGAGAGAACCTGTATCTTTAACGTCGATTGGACCGATAGATCCATCAGCGGCAGCGACTTCAAATCCACCACCAATGGTGAATCCAGCATTATCAGATGCTGTAAGTCCATTAACACCAATGGTAAAAATACCCTTGGTTGCCACGGGAACAGATTGTCCAGGAAGAACAGCTTGAAGCTCTTCTTTCTTGGCTGTATTATAAAGAAGTTTCTCACCGTTCTCGTCAGTTTTTGCTGTTTGATTCAGTGTCAACCCAAGAGGGGTTTCACCAGAAACAGCAGCTTCAACAGTCATAGGATTGGAGGGATACATTTCTCCACCGACATGAGGGTAATCTGACTTTCCAAGATAAGAGTCTGTTGCGTAAGAAACAGGCTCGCCGTTGAAAGAATCAATACCAGCGGTAGGAACTACAAAAACGCCTTGTGAACCCTTGCTGTCTGTAGTTACAGAGTCGAGGACCTCGTCGCTTTTGAGAGCAAAAATGTTAACAACATCTTGCTCATCGTATTGTCTGAATGGTAATAGTCTAAGTGCCATAATTTTTTTAAGTTAAATTTTATTAGTTTGTTTTTTTATCCAAGAACATTTTCACGGCTAAAAGCAGCAGCGAACTTGTCCTTTAAAGTTGTTTTGGAAGCTTGAGCTTCGTTATTGTTAGGAAGAGCTTCTTCGGTTGCTTCAGCATTTTCAAGAGCTTTTTCAACATCAACTTCTTCGGCTGTAGCTTCTTCAGCTACGACTTCAGATGCTTCTGATGTATTAAGGCGCTTTTCAATTTCAGCTTCGACGCGAGCGGCGATTACTTCTTCTTGTTTTGCTTTAGCTTCCTTGTTTTTTGATGCCCAGAAAACAGCAAGCTCATCTTTGAAAGATGCAAAGGCTTCTTCACTTGCGTCAAGTCCCTTGATTTTTTCAGCGATAAATGCACTGTCGCTTTCTTCTAGATCATAAACAGAATCAATTTCTTCCATACGTGCATTAAATGAAGCGACTGCTTCTTGAGCAGCTTTTTCACTTTCAAATGCATCGATGCGTTCTTGAGCAGTTTTAAGCTCTTCCTTAATAGATTCTACAGAAGCTTGAAGCTCTTCTCTCGCAGCAGCGATTTCAGCCTTCTCTGTTTCGGCAGCTTCTAGAGAAGCTTTGTACTCATCATCTTTTGATTTAATGGCTTCGGCAAAAGTCGAAGTCATGCCAGCGACAGCTTCTTCAGAAAATTTCTTTTCCGCAAGAGAGTCTTTTAGTTCTGATAGTAGATTTTCTAAGTCCATAATTTTAGTATTGTTTACAGTATTTTTTAAATTTTGTGAAATTTTGTCATTAATTTTTTTTAAAGTAGAAGCTTGCCCCTTATTAGATTCAGAAACTTCTTCATCCTTTGGCTCTTCTTTTTCGTATTCATTGCTTATAACTCCTTTGACATTAGCAGCTGGTTTCATAGTAAAGCCGATACCTAGTGGATATACATTTCCAGTTATTAATCTATAAACTGGTCGACCATCTTCAGTCACTCCCTTGCCGCCAAAACCCTTTAGCATACCTTTCATTTCACTTACCTTTTGTGGATCTGAAATAATTTCTGCGTCTTTTAAATTTTTACTTCCTACGGCTATTTGATATTCACTAAATCCGATTTCCCAGCTAGCAGAAACGGTGTTATGTAATTTATTTTTTGAATCTGTGCTTTTTTGCAGAGTGTCAAAAAAATCCTTGTCTACTGTTTTGTATACAACAGCACCGAGAGCGATATTAAAGGGATTTGTTTCTTTGTCATCTACATTAATCAATAATGTGCTATCTGAATAATCACTAAACCCAGCATTAACAATATGACCTACGACTTTTTGCTTGTTGTGTTCTATATTTGTGGGCTTGTGGATGAATTGTTGAACAGATTCTATCGCTGTTTTTGTATCGATACCATCTCCATTTTTATTGAACTCATTAACAACGGCAGCATTAAAAGCCACGCCCATAAGATCGATATTTTTTTCCAGGTCAACCGAATCTGGAATCAAACTTCTTAAGTTTTCTATGTTAGCTTTGCTAACGTCGATGCCCGCAATTTCTTCACAGGCCTTAACTTCGAATTCAAAAGTTGTAGTATACTTATGCATCCTTTTCTTCAGCATAAGACTTGGAAGCATCACCTTCTTCTTTCATCTTTTTAAGAATCGCTTTTTGTAAAGCTGGTGGTAATTTCTTTTGTTTGTCCGTTAAGCCGCCTTCACCAACTTCATTCATCATAGCTCTCATCTTGCCATACTGTCCTGCACAAGCTTTCATGGTTTGCTTATCGTCCATGTCGCTTGTATCGGTTAGCGCCTTGTCATCCATGGCACAAACGCTCATGTAAGACTTGTACATAGCCTCTTCTGTTTTACTATATTTTTTAGCGATAGATATTTCAATATCTCCGCTCGAACGATCGACGTTAGCTACTAATGGGGTTTTAATTTCTTTCATAATTTTTTGAATGGTATAAGATTGCTGATGGATAAATTTCTAATTTGTGAGACTCTGAAATATTCAATATATCTTCCATGGCCCCAAGTTTTTCTATTTCATTGAAATCATTTACACAAGAAACGAGACTTTCTGTCCAATTTTCTTTATCCGAGGCGCATACAATGGATTCACATAGCTTGCTTACCATTTTTTCTTGATCTTCACTCAACGATTCTGTTCCATAAAATTCAAGCATTTTTTCTTTAGCTACAGAATTTAAAGCTTCGACTTCATAAATGGTAGCTTGTATATTTTCTCTAGAAAATTGATCCTCGGATCCTTCTGGTCGTCCAGACATTCCCCTATCTGGCTTTTTAGAATTTTCTGGCTCGATAGAGGTTTCATCTTCCATCATAGGAACGCCACCAACTATTGGATTAAAGTATCCTTTTGTTCTTTGACCTACAAATTTTTCTTGAGCTTTTTCTAGCTCATCAGCTTGAGGGAATCTTCCAGTGTGAAATAGTTCCATACCTTGCTCTGCGGTTACAACTCCCAACTCCATAAGTCTTGTTGCTACCCTCATGAGCTGCACTTCATCTCTTAAGTCAATATCCTTGAACTTAACAGTGGGATAAGATCTAAATCCTAAATCCTTTGCTATTCTTCTGATTTCTGGTTGTAGAAAATCTTGAATAAAAGCTTCACGAGCTTCTTTTAATCTATCTAAAAATACTCTGGCTTTAATTTGTGCGCCATTATATTTGTCATCATTTAGAATGATATTTTGTAAACCTTCCTTGATGTCTTTATTGATTACTTCGTATTTTCCTGGCCCAACAACCTTGTTTATGTCTGGTATAACGAAGTCGGCTTTAGTCGTATAGTCAGAAACGAGTACGCGACCGACAGATTCATTTTGAAAAAGTTTTTGCATAGCTTTGACATTGTTTGGATTAATTCCTCCCTTGTCTGGCTCTGCGCCCATGGTGATCATCAGAATAACATTCTCTACGGTTCTCATGATCGCTTGATCCATTTTCTTCATTTCCATTTTGGCGTTTATGTCCTCAAGGACAGGGTAACCAAACGGTATTGCAAACGGCTCGTAATCCTGCTTCTTATAAAAGCTGTAAGAAATTTTTTCATTCTTTAAATTAATTTTAAGGCCATCCTTGAAATAAGCCCCCTCCTTAATTTGTTTTTTAACTTCTGGATCTAAAGCTTCGAACACTTCTCTATCATAATCGTCCTTGGGATTCGATAGTCTTTCCATATCAAATTCAGAAAGAATCTTTGCATAAGCTCCATCTCTTGTATTAAATACAGTGCTTCTTTTAGCTACAATTTCAAAAGGATTTAGAACAATATATTTAAGTGGAAATTTATTTAACGAAGGCCCTTCTGAAATGTTTTGAGAAAATTTCTTATAATCATCTAAGTTAAATTTACCATCTATACGATAAAGAAAAATATTGCCGCTCCTGTAGTATTCTCTAAAATACTGATCTTTTAAATCCCAAATTCTTATTCTATCAAGCAGTTTCTCAAAGAAATTTCTAGATGTTGCGTTACCCCCTTCTAGATACAATTCCGCATTTGCGAATTCAGACATCATGTCAATAGTGTTCCTAAAAATTGGTACATTTGAGTAAGCCTTCTGACAAAGTTCTATAGCTTCTCTGACATTTATGCCATCAGATGAAATTTCGTAAGGAAGAAGTCCTCCTCTAATTTGGCTGTATTTGTTCAGGGGAACGGTAACAGATGATCTGTTAATTCTCCTCGAAGTGCTTGACGAAGATAGTCCACTTAAAGAACCAGCTCTATTGTACGATCCATTAGAAACGTGATAAGATTCTCCCATTGTTGCTGGCTCTACACTTTCTTCAGCTACTGATACTTGAGCCGAAATTTTATTGAATTTATTCCAATAGTTAGACTTTTTATTATATTTTCTTTTTGGCATAACTTATTATAAAGTTAATTACACTTTTAAAAGTGACTTTATGAACTTTTTTAAATAAACATAGGCTCAAACCCAGCTTGAGATTCTTGCGGTACATTCATCATGTCATAATATATATTCATTCCCCAGTTCCCTAATATCAATGCAGAATAAGAGTCCTTCCTTGCTTTATCCACACCCTTTTGTCTTTTTAAATTAGGCGGCAAATCAAAACTTTGAGTTCCTCCAGCTGAACTAGAAACTTGTATGAGTGCGCATTCAGCTTTTGTTAAGTCAATCATATCCTTTTGGTGCTCAATAAAATCGATCATCTTCGCTCCTACATTTTTTTCGTCCTCATATTTTGAGAACTTCAAATCCTTAATTGGTATTCTTTTAGCTTTTTGCTCAGAATAGTTATCATCCATTGCCGTCGCTGCGAAATATAATCTTTTTCTATCGAAAGCAGTTTGTAGCATTTCGTTTGCGTTTCTTATCCATATCGATAAAGGCTTTCTTAAGTGACATATAACTTTACTTTGAACATTATATCTTCTTCTAGCCTCCCTTAAATCCCTTGTGTAGTCACGAGGATTATTAAAATCCCCTTCAAACATTCCTATTTCTAACTTATCTTTTTTAAATAAGTCGCTTTCGTTACAAGAATTCATAAACTGAACACCTCCATTATAGTCCCCTACGACCATAATTACATTAAAGTGATCCAATATGTATTTAAAGTAAGTTATATGTTTTTTTAGATTCGTTCCTGGCAAAGCATAGCTATGTACCAACACTCCTTTTTTTTCTTCTGGCAATAGCTTTATAACCTGTATAGCAAAATCATCAGAAGCTTCAGATTCAGACCAAGAGGGGTCAAAAGCTAAAATATATTCAGCGCCCTCTTCTCCAGCAACTTCTATAGAAGGAGATTCTCCGTCTTCGATTGTGCAGTCTGCCATTTTACTAATCTTGAAATAACCAGCACTATCATCAGTAAACTGAGCGTTAAACTCTCTATCAATCTGCGACTGACTCATCGTGCCCCTGGCCTGTGATATTAAGTTTTCGTCATATAGCGCCTTGGGCGCGCAATCATAACTAAACTGCATAATACACCTCCTACCCTGATTTTTTGCCCCAGGATTGAAGATCATATTTTCATAGGCTTGATACATTTTATAGAGATATTCGAATTTATAAGACGCTGAAGACAATCCAATCATTTTATTCGACGGCCACTCCGTTCTCTCATCTTCTGCCATTTTTCCAGCCTTAATCATCGCATCTTCTGCGTCTTTGATTTTTTGCCTTTCTGTTGGGTTTTCCACAACAGCCAGGAACGGCATAATAACTTCGTTTAAAACTTTCTCTGGCATAAGTAAAAGCTCATCAATAATAATACGTTGAAAACGAAAACCACGGAGCTTTTCACCATCGCCAAGTGGTAAAGCGGTAATTCGGCTTTTGCCGATCTGCATTGACCATTCATCATTAGACTTGCTTACTTTACCTATGCATTGTCTAAATAGCTCAGCTTTTGGGTCTTGCGATATATCTTCTATCTTACGAAAGATCATCTTAGATTGACGAAACGATTTTGAAATGATCCCAATGTGAACTCCTTGATTCATCATTGCATCTAGCAATGCAAAAATACCAGTAGAGAAAGACTTGGACATGCCACGAGACCAAACGCCCAAAAAGTAATCGTTCTCCATCATTGCTTTAACCGCCATGTGTTGAAACGGAAATAATTCAATGCCAGTAAGTAGTTCTGTGGTGAAGGTTACATTTTCCTTCATAAATTTATATAACCAAATTTTAGCTTTAGTATCCTCCAGATATCCCTCGAGATCCATAATCTGCTGGTTAACTGGTTCCCTTTTCAGGGGTTTCTGATTGCCTGCGTCCCAACTCATCTTTCTTCCTTATCTAAAAAATATTGTATGTCTACGTCCCATAACTTTTTGCCTAAGGAAAGTAGTTTAGGTATTACTTCTTCGCTATGTTTCCTGCTGTCTGTAAAAACAAATTGACAATTTCCAGCAAATTCATGTTGTACAGAAATCAAATTAGAAAACACCCAACCTAGTTTAGGAGCTCTCCTTCCTTTTGTGAACACAGCTTCTTTTTCTATTGCTTTAAGAGATTTTTCTATAACAATGTACATATAGCTATCTAGCTCGACACATCTTTCCATCTCTCTTTTGAATCTATCTACTTGTCCGCCAAAAGTTGATAAGAAATCGCCAGCACTTTTTCTATCTACAAATGTATTAGTAAAATCATCTCCACCTAAAGTATAATCTCCGAAGTCTAACTTTAAAATCGAAGATTTTTCGAACTCCAGTGGTTGTTGTTCTCTGGTATCTATCAACACTTCGACGTTCGTATTATTGTTAAATTCTTTTGGCATGCCCTTATAAAATATAGGTTTTGCCCCCATAGCCTCACAAGCTTTGGTATATGTCCCGAAGTGTTTTTTATAAACATCTAGGTCTGGTAATTGTCGTTTGAGAAGCTCTAAATGAAAGGGAGCATTCTTATATTTTTTTCTTTCAATTCTTTTCTTGCCCAACTCAAGAATGTAGTCCTTAACTTCTTCATCTGGAGCAGACTCACACCACTTTACAAGTTGCGATCTATTAATAAAATCGTTTGCGAAGTATTCGTCTTTTTTCTTAAAGGGCAACGGGTTTCCGTTTAACTTATTGAATCTGGGGTAGTGTTTTACATAGTAATCCGCCACATACATTTTATGTGCCTTAAGGTGCGCGTGGAGAGCTTTTTCTGTCTCGAACTCAGCTCCACATTCTTTGCATTTATAGGACATTTTCAATACCGATTCCGAGAACACGGGCTTTCCATGCGGCCATGCCCTCCAGTCTCTGAGCCTCTTCTTTTATAACTTCTTTTTGCATTTCAGCAATTCGAACCATGTTCTTCCTTTCCTCCTCTTCTTGAAATAGTTGAACAATAGATAAGAATGATGCGCTTTCTTTTTGTTTGTTGGCCAAACGTGCTCCACGATCACCCTGAAGCTTCTTTGTCAGGTTTTCTATACGAGTTTCGCACTGATGATACTCTGAGCTTTTTGCTTTAATAATTTCTGCCAATCTAATACTCATCTCATCTTGATCATCCGCAGACTCAAACATGTCGTTTAGTTTTTGTAAGTGAGAGGTAATAAGTTCTAGATTAATAATTTCTTTACATACATTCATGTAAAGATTGAGTTCATCTGGCGTTAGGTCTGGCTTATCCCAGGTCAACCTAACAAACTCCTGCTCAAAGAGTTCTTTGTCTCTAAAATTTATGTAGTTATTAACAATAGCTACGAATCTTGAGTTAGATAAATTAATTCTTAATTTGTCGCAGCAAGTATGTTGATTTCGTGACATTTTGTTTTCTTCTAACCCATAACCAGTTGAGTCATTAATTTTTTTAATTATTCTAGAAATAGCTTGCGGTGGAGCATAAGTTACTGAAGACTGATCTGATGGAGCTTCTCGTTCTTGGCCCAGAATATCATTAACAGCTCTCCACTCATTACTCAGTCTCTTTACTTCTTTATTAAAAAGAACGTCTGCGATTTGAGATGTATTGAAACCTTCGCCCTCCATCTCTAAAACCTTTTCCACTTGATCCCCTGAGAGTGTCACGTCATCTGACTTTGGCCGTTTTGTGGTTTGGGCCCGCAAGCCATTTTCCGCTAAGAACTTACTGACTGCGCGACCTTCTTTAGATCTACCATCCAATGAATCATCTTTAAAAACTTTTTTTGTTATGTTGATAATATTAGGATCATCCTGAAACATCTCCAAAGCAAATTCTTTTTGATCATCTGTTAAATCCATTATATTATATCCCTTTCTTTTATTATTTGTTTAGCTTTTTCGTGAAATATCTTTTTTAAATTTTTTATTTGCTTGTAACCTGCAGAGCGTTTTTTTTCATTTGTTTTAAAACCTAAATACTTCGCAACCTCTTCTTCGGTGCAGTTATTTATAAATAGCATTTTAAATGCATTAAAATGCCTTATGCTTAGATGAGGCCTCATCTCTTCGGATAGTCTTTTGGTTGCAGAATCCAGATCTAAGAAGTTGTCCTTTTTTTCGTGAATTTCATAGATATGGTTTTCCATCGTAACTGCCAGTTTTATATCGTAAGCTGACTTTTTACTTTGACGCCATTTTGTACAAATTGGACATGTCAATGGATCGTGATCGCTTAAATGTTGATCTGGGCAAGGGTTTACATAATTACCATAGTGGTTTCTTAATAAATTTTTAAATTGATTAGATACTACCCTACTAAGCCATGGCTCTATGGGTTTTTCCTGATCCCATAAATGCCATTTTTTATAAATATGGGCCATGATGACTTGTTTAATGTCATCGTAATCAATATATGTAACTGCGTCTAGATGCCACTTGCAACGTTTTCTCTCTAAAGCAGCTTCAATTTCCTTGAGCTTTTCTTCGAAAGAATACATTATAAATCGTCTATATTTCTAATATTATTTTTTTTTCTCTTAGGGGCTTGCTTTCCCGCTAGTGATCCTATTGTTTGTTGAAAATTAGATCCGAAATCTTCTATTTCATATTGTAATTTAGAAATATTTGGCACTTCTTCTGCATCTGTTTCATCATCGCTAATAGCTTTAGATTTTCTAGTAGAAGAAATGCTTCTATTTAAAGGTTTAGATTCATTTAAGCTTGCAACGCCCAATGGACTACCGCAATTAGGACAAAATTTAGGTGGACTAAATTTATATTCGTGTTTTGAGCCACATTCTGAACAATATTTTATCATATTTTATTATAAGTTTAAAAATAATTTTTTAAATTTTATCTTCTAGTTTAGCTACAATAAATTTAAGTATTTTGCTTCTTTTTATATCTTTGTTTGTAAACTTTACACAATGAATTCCATTATCTTTTGATTCCTCGTCGTCAAATGCGTTAAATATTTTTGAAAAACCACTTACTTTAATATCACTTTGCATCATATCTCCACAGATTATTATTTTTGAATTTTCTCCAATTCTTGTTAACACTGTTAAAAGTTCTGCATGTGTAAAATTTTGAGCTTCATCTACTATGACAATTCTATCATTCCAATTGGCACCTCTTACAAAATTGACTGGGATACATTCGAATTGTTTTTTTTCTCTAAGAAGTTTTATATCCTGAATTTCTAGCATCTCCTCTAATTTGTCATAAAATGGAGAAGCGAACACTCCAAATTTTTCATCTATAGAGCCAGGTAAAGACCCAAGGCTTCTTTGAGAGCTTTCAGCTATGCTTCTAACGTACAGTATATCTTTTTCTAGGTCTGAGTCTATTATAGACTGAAGAGCGCAATAGACGGCCATATAAGTTTTTGCTGTGCCAGCTGGACCAGCCAAAAACATTAACTTAGTATTTGAGTCTAAAGTTGTTTTTAAAAGATTTACTTGATTTTCAGTAAATTTAAATTTGCGATCCTTAAATCTTATTTTTTGATTTAACTGTTTAAATTCTAATTTAGACATTGCATCTCTTTAAGATATCTTTTTAACCGCCCAAGCATGAATTCTTGGCCTAATATCTGTGAAAGCGTTGTAGAAAAAGAGTGAATCTGGAAGAGTATATGCAGTTAAGCCATTATTCCAATCAAACCCATCGCTGAGAGTGGTTGAATTATGCATATTCGCACTGCTTGCTTTATATTGAAATTCTCCAACACCATTCATTAATAATTTTAATGCTTGTATAGACGTATCTGATATAGCTCTGGAAGATCCAAAAGTATTCTGAGTACTGGACGTCCCATTTATTGATGCCGTAAACCTTATTCTTTGAGTGCTTGTATTACCAGGATCAATTACCGTAAACCTCATTCCCCAATAATCACAAAAAAGGGTCGTGTTTTCGCAAGAACCATCTCCCGCCTCGGCGTCAGCAGCTTGCAGCCCAATTACATTAAAATTTCCTTGGCCATCTTTAAATCGTTTTGATTCTAAGGTGGTCGATCCGTTAGTGGCTATAAATCTAGCATCGCCTGCGGTACTGCTAGAACTAGTCTCATCGCTGTGATAAAGTTTATTGTAGGCAGTGGTATTGTTGTCTTCTATCCTCACTGAATCCGCTTGAAGTCCTAAATACCCAGCATTATCTGAAGCAAGTGGTAAAGAATTACTCGAAGATGTTTTCATTATCCCAACATAATTAAAACCATCATTTGATACGCCACCAGCTTGTATTATTGACGCAGTCGGCACACCTGAATTTCCGTTAATTGCATTATCATTCGAATCAACCCCTACTCCAGTTTGTACGTAACTGACAAACATACCTATTTTTATATCATTCCAAGTACTTCCGAAGTTAAAGGGCACCTGATAGGCGTAATTTGGGTCTATTATAAGCGATTTCTCAAAAGTCGCTACACCTTCCACATCCTCTAGCTGTTTACTAAATATATATCCACCTGGCATATATCTTATTACACTTTATTTTATAAATTGATTAGATTTGTGCTAATTTGCCCAACAGTTTCTCCCTCGAAATCATTTTCATTGAAAAAAGTATTATTAATTTTAAGATCAATTAATCCTGTTGAACCAATCGAAAGGTCCTCTAAATCAACCTCATTGAAAAAATTATCAAATATTAGCTGATTTAAATTCGTACTCACCGCCCCCACGGTTTCGCCCTCTAAATCGGTTTCATTAAAAAAAGTATTATCAATTATTAGCTGATTTAAATTTGAGCTTACTGCTCCAACGGTTTCACCCTCTAAATCAACCTCATGGGAAAAATCATTAACAATAGTTGGCTCAATTAATCCTGTTGCTCCTTTTGAGAAATTTTCAAAAGTTATCTGCATATCCAAAGTGCCTGTTAGGTGAATCAGACCAGTAGCCCCTTTTGTAGATAGCTCGAATGTTTCTGTTTCGTCGAATAAAAGTGGATCGCGAGGGAAAATTAAATTTTGAGCTCCAACCGTATCATTTTCAAAGTCAACTAAATGTTTGTAAAAATCCGTAAAAGCCAAAATATTTTGTACGTGCTCTCCTATTGGCCTATTCTCAAAATCTGATTCTTCTAATGCCACAACTGTGGATGTTTGGCCAGAGAATAAATTAAAATTTGTTTCTCCAACATTCCTATTTTCAAAATCTACTTGGTTAGTAAAAAAAACATCAAGTGGTCGACCAAGCGCGAGATTTAAATTATTTTCTAATTTTTGCAAATGACTATCGCATGTTGGAAATTGAAGTGGAACTGGAATTGATCCTGTTATTTTTTTTATATTAGTGTATGCATTATATTGATTTTTTAACTGCACTACTTCTCCAGCCTTTGCATTTAAATTTTGATTTGATATTGAAGATTCATTAAACTGAAAAGCGTTATAAGCGCATGGACCCACAGAAAAATCTAAATCACTCAAATCAAACCCGCTAGATTCAATATCTCTAACTGTAGATTGAATTTCTAAAATTCTATCAATACTTGTTTTATTACCTGGAGTCCCAAATATTATATCTATATTTTTTGTTAGTTGATCGTTTTCTGCAAAACCAGTTACGTCTTCAACTTCTTGTTCTAACATCTCTATATCGGCGGATATGCTGTGCGTCGTGGGAGATGTGAAATCTACATTAGAAGAAATTATGCTACCAATATTGTTTGAACTTTTGGGGTTAAGAGAAGCCTGATAATTTAATGATTTGATCGCTGAATTTTTACTACCTAAGTCAAAATGAGTTATTGTGGGCGTTTGATCAAGTATTGGAAAATCTTCGGATGCTGTAGACAATTGCAAATTTGTTGTCGGATTCATATTCCCAAATATCTGCATTGTTACGCTTATTTCTGCAAATCCATCTTCGTCTAAATTTAAAGTATAATTAGATATCGCTGCGTCTGAAAAATCTATAGCATTATCTTTATATATAAATTGACCAGATAAATTACTTGCCCCTGTCAAACTTTGGATAAAATCTTTGCCATTGTAAGCTTTTGAAAATGAGCAAGTGGTTTTAGGGGGCCCATAAATTTTTCTTTTTATCCCTTTATTATTTAATAATTTTGTAGAACTTTCGCTTACAGACGAACTGAAAGAAATATCTTTTATTCCAGTTAAAAGAACACCCTGTAGGATTATGTTACTCTCTCGTGATTCGTTAAACATTTAACTCTAGCCCCTGGTATTTGACAGACATTTTAACTAAATCTCCAGCTGCCACACTCGCCGACTGTGAACTTATGCTGGCATTCGGTATGTTGTATGTATTCAAAACCGTGGAGCTTTCGTTTTTCATCTCAAATGTTACGGGTCTGGTAAAAGTTTCTGATTCCATCAAACCTGTTAGATCAACAAATTCTTGTTCATCCATTAGCATATCTGCGGATGTAGAATATTTTATAGGAGATTGTATTCTTGAAGTTGTCGCTTTTGTCGAACTTATTTCATAAGTTGGCTTAACATCAAAATTAACATTATAAGAGAAATTTGTCAAAAGAGAGTTTCTGTTGTCAACATTTATAAATGTAGACTCTGGCCCTAAATTTTCAAATCCGTAGTCTGCCGTACCAGCTTGTATAATTGCGGCTGGTTTAAAATCTCCAAATATTTTTATGCTTACAGATACCTTAGGAGAGCTTGTCGCGTCTGCAGATATGGAATATGAAGTGATAGCAGCCTGGTCAAATTCTACTGCGTTTGTTCCATAAATAAATTGCCCAGATAAATTAGTTATTCCAGTAAATTCCTGTAACCTATCCTGTCCAAGATATGATTTAGAAATTTTACATTCTACAGTATGTCCATTATTTACTTTTCTATTTATACCCCTTTCAGCCAATAAAACTACGGCCTTTTCCTCAACACTGCTGTTGAATGATATATCAGTAATGCCAGTTATCGCATAACCTTGTATTATTACCTTTGCGTCTTCCGAACCTACGAACATAAAGTATTTTACACTTTTTCCTTTTAAAAATTTTTTTTCTTTTTTTTAAAATTCTTGTGTAACACTAGTACCGCCATAGGCTTAAACGCGTGGTTGGTGTTTGCTATCGGTCGTAACAAATTTATGCCCCATTTTCCTTTCCCCAGGATTATGGGGCTTTTTTTGTATTTAATTTCACATTGGCACGATTTATACTGTAATATAGGCCGTTATGGAACTACTAACATATGGAACTGCTTGGCTTGTGCTTTGTATTCTTGTCGCGGCAATACTTCTTGAAACCTCTCCTTATTACCATCGTAATTCAAAGAAGAGTGGATTAAGGGTCGCGTATGAGATCACACTACATAAGGCCGAACAATCAGAAATACTAAAACACAAGTGGTTTGAGTCTGAAAAGGCTGGTCATGACGTTGGCATCGAAAGCGCCCAAGAATCTTGGAGCAAACTTCATGCTGACAAATGGCGAGCAAGTAAAGACAAAGCTGCTTAATTAAATCAGAAAATGAGCTAGAGTCGCCTTATTAATTTGGGGCGGCTCTTTTTTGTTGACATGTTTGGGGTTTTATGCATTATTTGTTTAATGCTTAAGGAAAAAATATTAGAACTAAGTTCCAAAGGTTTAAATCAAGGTGAGATATCTAGAGAAATAGGTTGCGCTAGATCTACCGTATGCTGGCATTTAGATCCAGACAAGCAACTGAAGAAAGCTCAAGAAAGGAAAAAAAAGATTCCAAACTATGAAGTAAAGAACTGCAGGAACATATCTCGATTTTTTTGCTCCAAAACAGAAAACAAACAAAAAGTTAAAATAAAAGACTTGACTTTTAAGGAAGCTCATGCCACTAATAGGAATAGATTAAAAAATTTCTCGAAACACCACAAATCTGATACAATGGAACAAAAGACTAAAATAAAGTATGTTAAAGCAAAATACGGTATAAAAGAATCTAATACCATTTTTACTTGCAGATATACTGGAAAGACTTTATGCTGGACTCGCCCAGAGGAATATCAATATGATCACATCACTCCACGCTCTAGGGGAGGAGAAAATACTTTAGAAAATTTACAAATTATTTCCAAAGAAGCTAATCAAGCAAAAGGAGATATGACCCACGAAGAATTTGTTAACTTTATTAAGCTAGTAAATGGCAATTTGGCTCTATAGTTAAACGGATATAACACATGATTTCTAATCTTGCGTTCCAGGTTCGATTCCTGGTGGAGCTAGACTTTAAAATGAATAAAAATATAAAAAGATTCATATACGCTTGGATGCAAGTTTCACTTGTGTGCCTTAATACTTGGCAAATAGCTAACGGTAAAATTATAGGTGCTATCTTTGTTGGATTTCTTATATCTTTTGTTTGGTGTTTTAACATACAAGGTATTGCCTTCTCTAAATTAAGCGAAAAAATAACCTATTCGCTAGGTGCTTGTTGTGGAACAGCGACTGGTCTTTTTATCAGTCAACTAATATACTAGCCCCAAAAATAAACATTTACCCCTATAGAAATAAGGCTCGGATTTTTTTTCGACTTAAGTAATTTCCAATTGTGATTTTGCCTTGGGAGATTGATAAAACCCTCCCCCCCGCTTGTTTTGTTATATCTGCGCCCAGAAGTTTTGACAATGGGGTGGGGTGTTTGTAGAAAAAACTTTAATTTTTCTGCTATTAGGGCTTGACGCCACACGATTCTTCCCTATACTGTAAGGCATGATAACAAATAAAGAAATAGATTCGGTCATCGACCACCTCACTCAGTCTAGTTACAACACACAGCGTCAGCTATACCCTGCGATCCCTGCTAAGAACTGGGGCGCGATCTACGGACGCACCGAGCAGGTTCAGCTAGAAACTAATTACAACAAAGCCTTGACAACCGCACAGAAATAACCATACTGTAAGACATGATAACCGCTACACTAGATAACAAGACACGCGTCGAGGTCGTAGGCATCGACGGAGCTAACGCAATAATCCTCACTAACGATGGAGACGACGCAGAGGTTTGCGTCGATCGCCTCACTGATGTCGAGCACCAAGAGCTTGACCTCACACCGCTAGAATTTTAACCCACACTACTACTACCATGAACAAAGCACTACTTATAAATCCATTCGATGTAAGCATCAAAGAGGTCTCTGTCGATGGCTTCGAAGACATACAGAAGCATATCGGTTGCGACTGTTTCACTTGCGTCCGAGGTGAAGCCCTTAAGGACAACGTCATCTACTGCGACGACGAGGGACTGATCAACGGCACGTCTCGTGCCGTCGAGTTCGTCGAGAGCGTCTACCCTTCGCCCTTGGCTGGAAAGATTCTAATCTTGGGTGACGACGGATGCGGTGGCGATAAGGATGTCAGCCTCAGCCGTGACGAGGTCAAGGCACTTGTCAAGGGAATTCGTGAAATAATTCCCAACTAATTGTTATCATCCGTAAGTCCCTGCAAGTCAACGACTTGCGGGGCGGGGCGGGGCGCCGAGGCGCAAGTGCTTGATGGTGAACCACTTACGTAACTGAAAGTTTTTTTAAGTTTTTTTAAAAAAGCCTTGACTTTTGCGTTTTTCCTGTCATACTGTATCGTATGATAACAAATAAGGAAATTGAAAAGGTAATCGACCACCTAACCCAAGCTAGCTACAATGCTAACCGCCACCTCGGTGAGACACCCGAAAGGCTCGCTCTAATCTTCAGCAAAAAAGAAGTTGCTCTTATGGAAAAAAACTTCCAAAAACGCTTGACAATCACACAAAAATAACCATACTGTTTACTATGATAACAAATAACACACTACAAATCGGACAGGCTTACATCGTGGATGACAAGCCTATGGTCTTAAAAGACATCACTTATGGTCGTTACAGTTTTACAGATGGTCGCTACGGCTTCGGTCGGACTCTTGGTCGTCGTGCTAGCGACTCAAAGATTCTCAACAACCTTAAGGTTGCCGAAGATGTAAACCCTCAAGACATCCTCGACGCTCTTAAAAAGAGTGCCTCGGCTATGGCAACTTTCATGCAAAGCATGGATAAATAAACCCTTGACAACCACACAAAAATAATCATACTACTAACCATGACAACACCAAACCCAACCTACAAACTCGAGATGCTACCAACATACTCTGGCAAAGTTGAAACCTTTCACTTCGGCAAATGCCGTGAAGGTCTAGAGGCGGCTTATAGCTACAGTTCAAACGCCTGTGCTTGGCGCATCACTTACCAAGGAGTTTCAGTCGATGCAAAAATTCCATCACTTTTAGACTTGCATTCTCTCTCTTTATCCGCACAATCAGCACAATGAAAACAATACTAAAAACAATACACACAATCTGGACAAACGAATTTTACTTTGCTTTTTCCGTAATAAATCTTATGATCTTCATAGCCACAATCCTTCTCTTAATCGAACACTCATGAATAAAATAATCAACTTCATCGAAAGCGAATGGTCTCGCCCTGCGATAGTTTGCTTTACTATCTTCCTTTTCTTTTTCTTTGCTTGGTTTCTTTCACTCGCTGAAAAGAGAGAAGCTCACCGCATCGAAACTCAAACCCAATCTTGGAAAGACCAAGGCTATCCAATCGGAAAAGTAATAGAACAAAACAAAAAAATTGAGGCTATAAAAAATGAAATTAAGTATTGACAGATTCACTGTAGTTGCTCTATGCATCACCGCCATCACTGGCATCGCTATAAATAAATTCGAGGTCTTCCGCACGGTTGTAGCTTACATGTTCTAAGTTACTGATAGTCAACGACTTGCGGGCCCAGGCCCCGCCCCGCCGCGCAAGTGCTTGATATTCAACGACTTACGAAACTACGAACCGCGCTCGTGTCAATTGCCGTGCCAATCTGCCGCACGAAAAAAAAGTTAAAAAAAAGCAAAAAAAGATGCGTTTAGGGCTTGACTTTTGTTCTTTTTTATGCTATAATACTCGCATGATAACTAAAACACAAATCACATCTGGCTCAGAAGCCATTCTCGACCTTTCCACTCCTGTCTTCGTCGGTGACGTTGACCAAGGACAAGCCCTCGTCATGGACGACGATGGTGGCGAACATTGGGTCAGCCTTGATCGTCTCGATCCTGTCTCTCCGCTTCCTGCTCCCACTCAGAAGGAACTCGACGACGAGGCTTTCTGGGACATGGAACGCGAGGAAAGAATGTCAGATTTCTGATCTTTTTTTCGCAATTCGCTTGACAACCTAACTTTTTTTCTTATTGTTTTAATTATGGATAACACTACTACATACCACGTGTCGGGTCTCTTTGAGACGGGAACTGAAACTGAAACTTTCCCACGCACTCGCGAGGGTCTGAACGGGGCTTATGCCTTCGCTCACAACGCCGCGGCTTACGTCATCCGCTGCGGCTCGGAAGTGGTCGAGGAGTTCGACCCTTGGGCTGACGATATGCGTCGCGAGATGGCGTCCAATTCTTCTTCACGCTAACCCTAACCACATAAAAAATTATGGCTGATCATTGCTGTTTCTGCGACACACGCCGCCCTATGGGTGGCACCAACACCCTCGTTCTCGGTAGCGACTGGCTCGAGTTCTGCGAGCCTTGTGGCAACAAGGAGACCCTCACCAACGGCGAGACGGGTGAGGTGAAGACCCTAGCCGAGGTCTTTGACCTAGTCCGCGAAGAAAGAAAAGAGGAACTCATAAGTCCTTGACAGTCAACGACTTGCGGGGCCAGGGCCCGCCCCGACCCGCAAGTGTCTGATAGTCAGTAACTTACGAACCTGTAAGTTTTTTTTGTTCCCGAAGTCCTTGACTATTAATACTTTACACTATTTGCCGTAAAAAAGTGTTCGATTTGCTATTTATTTGCTTGCAATTCCGATTCGGTTCTGTCATACTATTAGTCATGAACATAGATCCCAAACGAAGAATGAAAATATGGCTAGAACTGTCAGACCCCAAGCCAAATTGGGAAACCTTTAAACGCATAGGAATGCTTGGTCTCGCAAATTGGAGAAGAAATTTTAAAAAAAACCTTGACGCTAACAACAAGTAATATATAATACGCCTTATGAAAATACACGATACACTACGACAAATATTCAAGGTATCAAGTGCCTTGCCTCACACTATGACACTAGCCGAACGCTCAGAGCTTGGAGGCGTTCAAAAGCTTTTTGAGTTTCCGAATGGCTTCGGAGCTTCTGTAGTCATACACGAATTTTCGTATGGTCTAGAGCTTGCTTTGCTTGACGCAGATGGCAATATCATACAACACCCAGACATTACAGACGATGTCGCGGGTTTCCTTAATGTCGATAGTTGCAACGACTTGCTAGAAAAAATTGCTAGACTTCCAAATAAAAACTTGACAGAGACCTTAAACTCTGTCACAATGTAATCTTAACAATCGAAAATCCAAAACGGAGAAAAGAAAATATGAAACTAAACCCAATACAAAAAACACGCCTCGCAATTCGCAGGGCTTTCGCAAAAGATAACATGGCGACAATTCGCTATAAGAAAAAGAGCGACAATACAACTGGCTCTTACTTGATCGACATGAACTTCATTGAAGACTTCGGTCGGTCATTCAACACTTACTCGTATGCGACGAGTGCAAAGCAAGGTGGTATCCGCACCTTCTACAAAGACCGCATTAGCAAAGTAGAGCTAGTCTAACAACTTTTTTGTTGTTGTTGTTATCAACGTGTGTGCCGTCTCGCCTTGTGGTTAGGGCGAGGCGGCTTAAATTTCTAGACGTCCTTGAGATGGGACTAAACGAGCAGCCGTAGCGTTAATACGGATCGCAACGGGGACTTGCGTGAGGTAGTGAGAAGAAATCTATCATCCCTAAATTTTTTTAAAAAAACTATTGACAATCTAACCATAATAACCATACTGTAAACAATGAAAACAATAAAACTATCACTACACCGCAGCGAAGACGAACCTTTTGTTCAAAAATGGGAAGTTGCTCGCCAATGCGTTTTCTCTGTTCGACTTAACCAAGAACACATCGACTATCCGCACATCCCGTCAAAGCTTGCAGAGCTTTTGTTTCACGTAACTAACGCGCCGATTGAACTTATAACTAAAGCGCACGAAAAAATTCTTTTGGCTTTGTGGGAGAACTGCTCAGACAAGAAAACTTTTCATTCGACTAGCGTTGGAGACGTTGTTAAGATTCACGATCATAACGGAAACCTAACTACGCTCATGTGCAAGTCACAAGGATGGGAAGAGTTATAGTCACGTAAGTCCCTGCAACTCAACGAGTTGCGGGGCCGCGACCCCCCGCGACGCGCAAGTCCTTGATGTTCAACGACTTACGAAACTGAGCTGTCTGTTGGTGGCACGATCCATGCCAAAAGTTTTTTTAAGTTTTTTTAAAAAATACCTTGACTTACCAAAATTTCTGTATCATAATACGGCTATGCAAAAAATACTAACCAACCCAACAGCAAACGCAAAAATTAACAAGTCTACTGAGAAAGGCTTTTGGACTTACGGAATACACCTCGCACCTGCAAAACTAAGTGGCTTTAATGTTTGTGCTTGGGCTTCTAAAGGTTGTGCCGATGCTTGCTTAAATACTGCTGGTCGTGGTCGCATGACACCAATACAAGAAAGCCGAATCAAAAAAACAAAGTGGTTCTATAACGACAGAGAAAACTTTATGCTTCAACTTGTGAAAGAGATTGGCAATGCTATAAAGCTCGCAGTAAAGAAGAGTCAAACACCTTGCTTCCGTCTTAACCTAACAAGTGACTTGGCTTGGGAATCTCAAAAGTTTAATGGCGTTAAGCTAATGGAAATTTTTCCCAATGTTCAATTTTATGATTATACTAAATCAGTTAAGCGAATGGAAAAATACCTTGCGGGAAAGTTTCCGTCAAACTATCACCTTACCTTTTCACGCTCGGAAAGCAACGCTGATGAAACAGAAAAAGTTTTGCGATTAGGTGGCAATGTCGCAGCAGTTTTCCGTAAAGAATTACCTAAGACTTGGAACGGATACAAAGTTATAAATGGCGACGAAACAGACTTGCGTTTTCTAGATGAAGAGAATATAATTGTCGGACTTGTTGAAAAAGGTCTTGCAAAAAAAGATGAAACTGGTTTCGTCTTAGAATGTTCTTAATAATAATCTTTACCTTACTAATCCTAATAACCATAATAAAAAATGAAATACGATAAAAAATTCGGCTACTACGATCCCAAAACTAAAAAGGCGCAAGTCTATGACGGCTCTAAGCGCACACCTACAAAACCACTTAAAAACGGCGTTGTTGGTTTTACCATAGCAAAAATCTTTGACGGTAAATGTTCAAAGGCGCAGTTTGATAAAATGCTAACCAACTAAAAATATGAAAACAGTAATAGTAAAATGGCTTGAGCCTGTTAATGGTTCTAAACACACGCTACACCAAACCAAGAGAATATCGGAACACGAGGTGACATTCGTTGTCGATGATCTTGGCGATCCTGACAACTTCAAATATAAGTTTGTTCCTAAAGCGAAGGTTCCAAAGTTTGCTGACTTCGAAGAGGGTTACTACGATCCTTGCCTGGGTAAAGAGAAAAACGAACTAGAAAATTTATATGACTCGCTTGCCTACAAGGAACATTATGTTGGGATGAATTTCTAAGTGCTTGACAGTCAAGGACTTGCGGGGCGCCGCTCCCCCCGCGGCCGCAACTCGTTGATAAACAACGACTTACGGAACTCGCTCGCGGGGGACAGACAGATGCCGTGCCAATTTAACCGCAAAATTTATTTTATTTTTATTGCGATAAACGCTTGACACCGCATCACTTTCTCAATACTATGTAGTCTCACAATTAAATAATAATCCTATATAAAAAATACTATGGTAACTGTAAATGACAACTTCCTCTCCCTTAATGTTTGCGAGTCTAAAGAGTGCGACTTCTCTGAAGTTGAGTCTACCAAGACTCCAGAGGCTTCTGATCGTTGGACACCAATCGCTCACGATGCTCTCGTCAAAGAGTTTCGTGAAGCCGTCGATAACAATCCCGCACTTGACATTGTGCAAGAGCATCACGCTTTGCACCGCTATGGTCAACGCTACTTCGGTCTGTTCCAAGTTACTGGTGCAGGTCGCAAGCATGGCGATGACGTTGGCACAGTTATGTGCCTTCGCAACTCTCACGACAAAGCATTCCGTGCAGGAATCTCAGCAGGTGACGCTCCGTTCGTTTGCTCTAACTTGATCTTCTCTAATGAGATCGTTTTGGGTCGCAGACACACCACTCACATCATGCGTGACTTACCGCAAATTGTTTCTCGTGCGATTGGGCAGTTGATGGAATCTTGGACAACCTCCGACAACCGCATTGACTCTTACAAGTCTACTGATGTCGATGACCGCACCGCTCATGACTTGATCCTTCGTGGCTACAAGGCAGGT